TTCAAAACCATTCCTGCAAGGCCTAAGAGATTTTATGAAACATTACCATCTTTTTAGTACTGAATAGGAGTGCTTTTTTTGGTAACTCAAAATCAGCTATCAGTCGGTGTGAATATCCGCTCATCGCTCTAAGCGGACTGGAGTAACAGCATAACCACTACCGTTAATGGCAGAATCATCTAACTTTGAGCAGGTCACAAAACCTCGTAGTATAGCGCGGGGATAGCATTTCTCGTTTCATCTGCCAGGCGGTCTGGATCCCCTGCCCTGCAAAATACAGCGTTCCCCTTCCGCCTTTTGCATTGAGATGATCGAGAACTTCCATCAGTTTCTCACTCCCCCTCCGGGGAGCGTTATCATCGAACAGGTTTAGCTGGGCCACTCCCTGACTGTAGAAATCACCAAGCATAACGCCTGCTTTCTGATAGCGATGCCCGTCTCGCCAGATTGCATCGAGACATTTCGTCGCCGCTGTGATTATGTCCCGACTGTCCTGGGTCGGGGTTAATAGCTTCACTGATGCACTATTGCCGTAGTACGGCTCATTCAGAGCAAATGGGCTGGTTTTGACGAATGCAGAGATAAAGCGGCAGTACTGATGCTCGCCACGGAGTTTCTCCGCGGCACGGGATGCGTATAAGCATATCGCCTGGCGCATCTCTTCGTAGGTGGAAATCCGCTGCCCAAAGCTGCGACTACAGACAATCTCCTGTTTTACCGGCGCGAACTCCTCCAGACCGAGACAGGGTTCCCCGCCTAGCTCCCGCACGGTTCGCTCCAGAACCACATTAAAATGCTTCCGGATAAAACGGATATCGGTATCCGCAAGCTGCAGCGCAGTTTTAATCCCCATGGCCTCCAGTTTTTTACTGATGCGGCGCCCGACGCCCCAGACCTCATCCACCGGAAGCAAAGCCATCAGCTTCCTCTGCCTTTCAAGATTGGACAGATCCACCACTCCTCCGGTCTGTCGCTGCCACTGTTTCGCTGCATGGCTGGCCAGCTTCGCCAGGGTTTTAGTCTGGGCTATGCCGACGCCGACCGTGAGGTGCGTCCTGCGCAGAACCGTCTCGCGAATTTCCCTGCCAAAATCGGTAAGATCGCGACAGTTACGCACACCAGTAAGATCGCAAAATGCCTCATCAATACTGTAAATTTCGCAGCGTGGAGAGAGTTCCTCCAGTGTTGTCATCACGCGGTTGGACATATCGGCATAAAGCTCATAGTTGCTGCTAAACGCGATAATACCGTGCCGGCGAAACATGTCCTTTTGCTTGAAATAAGGCTCACCCATTTTGACGAAGGGCTTCGCCTCTTGCGAACGGGCGATCACACAGCCGTCGTTGTTTGACAGAACGACAATCGGCCGCCCCTTCAGGTCAGGACGAAATACAGTTTCGCAGGATGCGTAAAATGAGTTCACATCGCAAAGTGCAAACATCTCAGCCAGCCGATTTAATGATGTACGTAACCACCCCGAACACATCGAGAGTATCCTCGCTACCGACGACTATCGGCGAATATGCAGGGTTCATTGGGTTAAGCTGAACCCGCGGATGCAGTTGCAGCTTCTTAACGGTGAATTCCCCATCCACAGCAGCAATAACGATATCGCCATGAACTGCTGTTCTTGAGCTATCCACGACCAGAAGATCACCCTCCCCTATGCCTGCGTCTTTCATGCTGTCGCCGGCGGCTTTGACAAAATACGTCGCACTGGGGTGGTTAACGAGCAACTCGTTCAGATCGATACGTTGCTCAACGTAATCCTGTGCAGGGCTTGGAAAACCACATTGCACAAGGTCACTGTACAACGGGATCAGCATGATCTCACGTAACTCAACGGGCGTGTAAAACTGCATAATTGACTCGCTCAGATTAACACTGTTTTTATATACAGTAGTTTTAACAGGGCGACAGATCAATATAGGTTCTGGCTATCAATTTTTGTCATTGCCGTAACACATTGATGAAACGAGTAAGGTTAGTCTGAAAGTGTTTTCAGGCCTTAGCTGTTTGATGGTTTTGCGAACAATGCGAGGTTAAAATTTTTCAGCTATGGCAATGCCTTCATAGCAAATTGCTCACCTGCGATCTCTTGCATACGGTTCGCAGGTGAGCAAACTTAACCGGCTGGAAAATATTTATAAATCGTCTTCACCCCCTCCTATTACATCGGCTACCGACCCAATGTTTTAACTGCTCAGACCAGAAATATCTGGAAGCTTTGGGCGCCTTCTTAGAAGATAGGGGTGTGCGAAGACGCACACAGCAATGATGTTATGTAGTATTTTCCCCTTGAGTGTGCCTGCTCAAGGGGATTTTTTATCGCCGTATTGTACTGGCAAATATTTGTAAATCGTCTTCACTCCCACGCCTGTCACATCGGCCACACGCTACTGGACAGGCGCTTAGTCCGGTATGTTTCTCGCGCTACTACTGCTTACGTTAACGTCTGGTAATGATCTAGCGGCGCGACGTAAAGCGGCGTTGAAAGCAATTATAGTGACCGGCCGGCGATGGTACTTCACACGGTTAGAATGACTCTGAAATAAATAAACATCTTCTGGATAGCGTTCTCTTCTACGAGCAATCATCGCCTCCACTGGAGGGGTTGATTTAACACGTAGCTCCTTCAGGTGACCCTGTTTTCGTATCAGTATCAAATCACCATCAATATCATCATATCGAATACTCAGCAGCCTTCCAGCGCTTAAACCCGTGTGAAAAATTAACGCCCACAAGTCAGCCCATGTATCTGAGATGGAAACAAGATTGCTGTTAATAGTTAAAAATTGCTCAAAACTTATTGTTTTCTTACCGTTCACGAACAAACCAAACTGTTTTCAAAGCTGAATGAATTGATTAAGCCAAACGTAACATATCAGGAAAAGTAGTGAAATCTTTGTCTTCAAGTCGCCGGGAGGTACTTGTAGATTGTTTTCACGTCCACGCCTGTCACATCAGCCACCTGCTGCCGGGTAGCGCCGTTCTCCAGCATTCTGCGGCACTGCTCCACCACATCTTCAGTCATTACCCGGCGACGGCCACCGACTCTCCCCTGCTCCCTCGCTGCGGCTAAACCCGCTCTGGTTCGCTCGACAATCAGCTCTCGTTCCATCTCTGCCATTATCCACAGTCGGTTTTCGCTGTGCTCTGCCGTTTTGTCGACGAAATTGTAGCGCGGCATTTTTTTTGCATTGAAAGGCATAAAAAAATGCACAAACTAAAAATTAGATTGTGCATTGTGCAAAAGTAAACGCGAGCCGGTATGCTTTACTCCCAATCTTCTCTTTCAGCAGCCTCAGTCAGGGCTTCAGCCACCACTCTCTTTCGCTTATCGGTAAAGGTATGCCAGATACGTTTTAGTTCCTCGCTGGCATAGTTTTTCCAGTCGTGAACCTTTTCCCTGTCACTCCATTCTGGTGAAAGATACTCTTCAGGTGCCATTATGAATGCCTCATTGAAAGGAGTGGCGGCTGTCAATTTTCACGACAGCCGCGTAAACGTCTCAGATTCCGATACCTGAGAATGCTGCCCTGGTTTTGCTGTACTGCAAATCCATCTCAGTTTTTGAGAGAACCCGACTCCACTGCGCAATCTGATAGATTGTCGGGGATAGCGCCGCATTGGATGCCGTTCCTGTTGCCCCAATGCCAATCCCCGGCACAATGCTGGCGGATACTGGCAACGCGGCTGTAATCCCTAAGTCTGCGACCGTTTTTGTCTCTGTAAACCCTGTGGTGGCATTGTAAACAGTGAAATTTGTACCATCAAACGTCAGGAATATTGCACATTTGGCTGTTCTGGTTGTGCCTACCAGCTGGCTGCCTACGCTGGGATTGTACGAGTTTACGCGCCCGCCAAATTGCGCAGAGCTGTTGCTGGCATAGCCATCGCTTTCAATAGTGAATCCGCGGTCTTTCAATACCCGGTTGCCGTAATCAAACAGATTACAGATTTGCGGAGTCTGCCCCGGTGAGCCCGGATACTGTGACCCTGCCGGGAACGCCAGCCCACTATACCCACCGACTACGTACGCGGTCAGTTTTACACTGCCATCCAGCGCCAGCGCTTTAGGAATGCTGGAAATAAATGCCGCCCCGAGATTATCAATCGTCAGTCCCTGACCGTCGGCGCTCACCAGGCCAACCGTATTATCAGTGCTGAAAGCGATGGATGCATTACCTGGAGACAGTGTACCCCGCATTAAACTGATGGTGGTTTTCTTTGTCAGGTCATTATATTTCGTGGTGCGCGGGCGAAAATCGTAGGCGAAATCCGCATCTGAGAGTGAAACGAACGGAAAAATATTTGGCTTCCCTTTTCCGGACCAGTCAGCGCCGACAGCAATAATACGAGTACCCATTATTTAACTTCCTTTATAAAAATTTTGGCGAGCTGGATATAGTCAGAGTCTGACGTTATCTCCAGCGTGATTTGTGAAACGGTTTCGTATGGTGGTATTTCAAGAATGAAGCGCATCGGCTTCCAGAACAGCCCGGTGAAATCCCTCTGCGCGATGGTGTTTGGCAGGTTCATTGATGCCCCGAATGCGCTCCGTAACGTGACTGTGCGGAAATCACAGGTATCACTGGTGATCGGGCTGGCTACCGGGAAGGTGTTTCCTGGCTGAGACGAATCAACAACCTGTTCGGGATCGAGGTTGTAAATACTGTTATCCAGATAGGCTTTCGGGAAATAGCGCCCCCACAACTCAACCTGTAGAGTGAGGGGTTGTGTTATGTCCCGGTCTGCAGGCGACGTGATGCCAATCGTCTTCTTCATCACCGAGCCCGTCATCAACGAGGCTACCGTTGCCAGAGGTCCGTTGTATGCCAGGTTTCGTGGGGTGTTAACCTGGTCCAGCGGAATAATACTGGTCACTCCGCTCACGTTCCATGTCGCCATGCTCTCAAAGGTTTCGCCATGCAGAACTGACACAGGGGTGTAGCTGGGAAGCGCGGGCCACGCTGCGGATTGATATTTTTCTGCATATCTGGCCCTGATATTCATCAGACTACCCGCTGTGGATTTCAGCATGACCTGTATCTGGCGGCCTGACATGATCATCTCCAGCGCATCAGAGAAAATATATTCCCCGGAACCAGAACCCACTTTTTTCCATGCGCCTGGTGGATTTTTGTATTTCGCCAGATAGTCAGCATTTACCGCGTCACCGATATTAGAGGCTACATCGAGCATATTTCGGATATAAATATCGACAGCGCCAGAACACTCAAGAATGAATCCTGCCTGGCTTAATCCTGCCGCCCCGTTCGGATACGTGACATTAACCAGAAGACGGTCAGTAAATGCAACGCCTGCGGCACCCAACTGGTCATATTCGTCAGGTCTGAACGTCCATTCACGAACATCACCCCGACCGTTCATCTCTTCAAAGTACTGTGCAATATTGTCTGGTAATGAGCGGTGAGGAACCCCGATTTCCTTCCATTTTTTCAGCAAGTCGATACGGTCAGAGAAAAGCATATCTGCGTCGGATGAGGGTGAGAATGTCGGCCTCTGGCGGTAGATTTTTATTGAACGGTTAGCCGGGAGAAGGCGCTTTAGTTCCTCATGCATCGACACCCATATAACACCATTTGTCCGGGTGCAGGGGTGCCCCTGATGGAACGGACTGACAACCAGATTCCCCACTTCTTTCATCAGACTGCCGTTGAATATGTATTTTATTCCCCGGCTTTCACAGATAGCTTTAAGCTGTGCCGCAGCCTGATTTGTGATATTCCACTCAGCGACGACTATGGGTATCGCGCCATACGCCATAACGGAGTCGATTAAACGGCTCATGTTATATGCATAGTATTCCATACTCTGGGCGATATATTTTGCGGCATCATTTGCATAGGTCATGATGATGGCGTATTTAGCATTCATTTGCGCGAATGTCTTACCATCAAAATAAACAGAATGATTGACCAGACGCTGGTTTATGGCCGGGGCGGTATTTCCTGAAACGCCAAAATTCTTGAACCGGTAATCCAGCAATGAGGACAGTTTGCTGATATAGCTCTTGTCCTTCAGCGTAAACAGGCTATCTGTATAGCTGTCACCGAGGATGGCAATAACATCTGTGTCGGCAGCGGTAAACTCTACAATGCCATTATTCTCAGGTTCTGGATAAACGGAGCCATCATCCCTGATACCCATCGCTATATTGCCGTTTTCATCTGTCCAGGCAATCTCCCAGCCCGGTGTCTCTGTTTTTTTTAAGTTGACCTCGGCAGTCAGCAATTCTGGCGCCTCTACCTCGCCTCCCGTTCTGATGCCCAGCGCAACGTTATTTTTCTCGTCGGTGAATGCCACGCTCCAGTCAGGGAGATCATCTTTCGAGATATTGATACTGCCGGCCAGCAAATCCGGAGTCTCAACCACACCAGAATCGCGAATACCCAGCACCAGATTGCCCTCCTCGTCGGTGTGAGCCTCTACATACCCGGGCATATCCTCACCTGCAGATGAAGAATCACCGACGATTAACTCAGGTATTTCAAATCCCCCTTCATCGTTAATCAGCGCTGCCGCGTTTCCCTCCTGGTCAGTAATAGCGCCAGAGTATCCCTGAGGTAGATAGCTGTCAGCAATGAGCAGATTCAGTGCCGCGACGCCCGCGAGTGCATCGTCAACCGCGGCCTGAGATGGCATCCTCCGCCCTGTAGCCTCCAGCATCCCGCCGTTGTTGATATACTCATCAGCCAGTGAACTACCGTCTGCGCTGCGCACGTAGGTAGTGCTGCCATCTGGGATATTCATGATATCCGCCTGAGCAGCCTCAAGCGTCATGTACTGCTTACTGAGTGGGATCAGGTTCTGCCTGACCTCATCGTTTTTCGCCATCATCTGACGCCAGGTATCGAGCGGTTCCCCGCCACGGTCGTTAACCGTTCCTGACGGACCGTTAACCAGTTCGTCAGCTCGCTTAACGTTGTCCATGAATATTTCCGGCGTCGTCGTGCCCAGTGGCGGGTTAAGTTCGGCCATGTTTTTTTGCTCCAAAAAGAGGCTTCGCCCAAACGAGGGTTTGAGCGAAAAGAGTTAATTAGGGGTTGTTATGGGGTATTACGCGACGTCGCCGGGGTATGTGGCGTCGTCGTAGGCATAGAACGATTCGAGGTATTCTTTTGCGGTGACCTGGCAGGTTCCGTCAGACTGCGGAGCGATCTCCTCTACAATGGCGTCGTAGACGTGGCGCGTTGAGCCGCAGAACACCAGTCGGATCGGCTCGATGGTTGCCGATGACAAGTCAACCTTCATCGGGTCATCAAACTCGCTCAGGTGCGGGACTGACAGCTGAAAATCGCCCACCCTGCTCGCCACCATCAGCCCAGATGCAGAGCCATCCTGATAGCGGATCAGCGCGCGGGGGTTTTCGAAAGACCAGTCCAGCGGCTCCGTAACGGTGAACGTTGTCACGCCACCAGCCGTTGTCATCGCCTCCACCAGACAGGAAATCGTGTTGTTACCCGGAATATCATCCGTGAGCACAATGCGATCGCCCGTGTTGTAGCACAGCGCGTCCAGCTCGGTGGTGGTCTGGAACGTCACCCGCTGCAGCAGGTATTTCATCAGGCGACGCATGCCGATCTGATAGGCGTGGTCCTGATTGAGTACCCCATCGAGTTTATGATTCTCGATTTTCACTGGCGTCGGATTGTCCGGCGTCCGGCATTTAACGGTCTCCTCTGCCCAGGTAGTCCCGTTGATGTACGTCACGTCGACACCATCAAAATCATCATCTGAGGGCACGGTAAATCCGCTCTGCAGCTCCTCCACCATCTCATGCGGAGTGATCACACCGGTCCATGGCTTAATCCCCTCACGGTTGACCGTCGCCAGGCCATCGCTTAACAGGAAGCGGGACTTGCCAGCACTGGCTATCTTCTGCAGCATTTCCAGCGCTGAGATACTGTCGCCGGTAGCGAAATCGAAATACTCTCCCCGTGGCGTCCAGTACGCAGACTCCAGCGCGTTGATGGTGTCGGCATCCATCTCCAGCCCCAGCGAGTTCCCAACATGCAGCAGCGCCCCCGAAATGGTTCTGGCCGTTCCTGAGTCATAGGCGCGCGTGGCCACAACGTTAACGCGACGGTCTGACTGCGCCGCCAGCTTCCCGCCCGTCTCAACGGTCACCGCCATCAGCGACACGCCGGGATAGGATGAAGGGCGCGTCAGCAGTCGCCCGCGCAGCGCCTGCCAGTACATACTGTCTCGCGCGTTGTTTGAGCCCTGCTCATTGCGCCGACGGCAGCGAACCTCTACCAGCCCTGGTGAGCTGAGGGTGATCCGCTCAGTGAATCCCAGCCCGTTGACGTTTTTAAGCGCATACTCGCCCTGGTGACTCACCCACCCCGATCCGGAACCGTAGACGCGATACTGAATCTCCCACTCAACATGCCGAAGCCGCTTTTTCCCCTTGCTGTCAAAGCCACAGATGCCGTTCGGGAAGGAGAAATTCACCTCGAACATATCGACGGTCTCATTTTCAGGGCAAACCAGGAATGGCCCCAGCCAGCTCAGTGTGTCGTTAAGACCAGTGGCCTCATAGTCGATCATCGTCCGGGCGGTGAATCCCGGCCATGACTCATCAACGGCACCGTTAACCAGGCGCACCACCGTCGCCGTTGTGCCGTCGGCAGAGGCGATCTGGTATTCATTGCCTCGGTGGGCAAGTGAAAGCCGCTGCACCCCCTCCGGCATCCCGGAGAATGCGGTGCCCGTGGCGCTGTTATAGGCGAGTGTCACATTCGCCGTTACCGCCGGGCTGCCGCCAGTTGATGCCGTGCCGGAGGTGTAAACCGGGGCATCACCGAAAACAGCTGCAGGCAGCGAAGAGGACGTGATCGCCCCACCCGCGAACGGACTGGCCGCCTCGGTTATCAGTACGGTGCCGCCGTTGTCCTGCGCAACCAGGCCGGAGCCGGTGAGTCCCTCGGTGATGGCCGCCAGCAGTCCCGACATCGAGACGTAGTTAGCCACCAGCGACACCGGGTAGGTAACCCCCTGCCAGGTGATCGTGAACGTGCTGGAGCTGGTTGAAAAATCGTAGGTGGTCGGGGCCGCACTGGCCTGGACTTTTGCCGCACTCCCCCCGGTGCCGGGCACTGCAGCCTGACCGGGGGTATATGACGCGATAAACAGATCGTAATCGACAGAGTTAAACCCCAGGGTTACCGGCATACCTACTACCGGCGCGATCTCCGTCAGCAGCGGGCTGGCGATAACGCTGTATCCAGCCGCCGAAGTGATCTGGTAGTTAGCCGGGGCTTTCAGTTCGACCACTGCGCCAGCGACCCAGCTGGGCGGTAGCGCGTTTTCGTTCTCGTCGTCGTCATCGCCGTCATCCGTGTCCAGCCCGGTAAACGTTACGCTCGAACCGGATACGGTCATGCTGTCTGCGATAATGTCATCTGCGTCCGGCGACGTCTGGGCCATATCCAGCCCGGTGCCGGATGACGTCCCGCCCACTTCGGTGGAGTTGACCCAGTTTTCGCTGCGCTCATCACCGGAAACGTCCGCGCCTGGCGGGTAATGGGTGCTGCTGAATCCCGGTAGCGTTGAAGCTGGCGTACTGCCAACCCGGATATCGCCATTGGTATAAATCAGATCACCGACACCGAGACACAGCAGCATCTGGACGCGCATTTTCGTAGGATCGGCGGCATCAAACCGGGTAACGGGCTGCACGACATAATCCGGATAAATACGCACGCGCCCAAAAACTTCACGAATCGCATCACCCAGTTTCGCGCTGTTTCCTTTAGCGGGGTTCAGGTCGAGGCTTCGACCTGTGGATGACGTATAGCCGCCGGCATCAATGTTACTCATCATGAACAATGAATAAGCCGCAGATGCGACGGCAATGCCCACTCCGATCCAGGCAATTGTCGCGGCCTCAAGCCCGAAAGGCACCGGATAAAGCCGGACATCACTATCAGGGTGGATCACGAAAATAGCCCATTCGCCTAGCGGAATTGACTGCCCCTCAACCTCAACGGTCAGCGGTGGGACATCCCGATCCTCGTAGCCTTCAACATTTGCCACCAGCCAGCTGCGAATACTGGTTACACCATGCTCATGCGTTTCGAGTGGTTCACCGGGAAGCCGGGACGGGTAAAAACGAATGGTCATTGCCAGAACTCCACTTTGACAAATCGGCGCTTAAACCGCGGCAACGGCAGAAAGGTGACGTTCGTACCCGGGTTGCATTCCGCCACATGCAACAGACCACCGATACTGACCACGATCCCTACGTGGGTGACAGTCGACCCGGAATAACAGGCCACCCCGGCCCCTTCGCAGGGTTCGCAGCGCTCAAGGGTAAGCATCATCCTGCGCGCTTCCCGGTCGAGGCCGCCGTCGTCTTTGGTGACCCCTGCAAAATCGGGCCAGACGGGTAAATTCAGGTCGCGGCGTATCTCGTTCACAATGCCGAAACAGTCGAGTTGCGGGTATACGCGCCCGCCCTTCAGCCAGGTGACTGAACGGTATTTATCAGGGTTAAACATTTGGATTCCTTAGCTGATATAACGCAGTCCGGGGAATACAGGGAGCGTGTAGCGGTATCGCGGCCAGGCGGTATCGAGGATATTCATGTAGCCCGCAGTGATCTGCACCTCTGTCGCCGTCCAGGAGCCCGACTTGATTTTCAGCGTATACGGCACTTCCGCAGGGGCCGCTAAATCAGTGGAGATATAACGCCGGTACGTCAGAAATGCAGACAGACGGTTAGCCAGCGCATTGCGGATCGCCGTGGACACAACACCATCGATATTGCACAAGGCAAATTTCAAATCTTGCGTACCGTCCGCATTGCGCGCCGGCAGCGCAATGTCTATCGCACAGGCGGTAAACGTTACGGTATCGCCGTTCTCCGTCGTTGCCGTGATGTTGTCGTAACCCTGGCAAAGGTAGTGAACATCAGAGCCAATGGTGATCTGCAGCGTTTCAATGATCACCTCCGGTCCGCTGCTGGCGTAGAGGCGTTTAATCTGCGTCATGCTTCGGCCACTCCTTATTCAGCGCAATATCCAGCAGTGAGCTGCCGACGATCCATTCCGGGTAATTACCCCATGGGGCAGGAGCAAGGGGGCGTTCCCATAATTCAAGCGTCGCTGTGTACTTCCAGTAAATCGGGGCCACCAGTACCGGTCCCTGATAAATATCTGTAAAACGGCATTTGTAAAACTTAATGCCTGCCGGCGTCTGCAGCTTCATCATGAACCATGCAGTCCCGTCAGATAACGCATCACGGAACCAGGACTCAAACGCCAGTCCCTGCGCATCGGTTTCCATAAACCAGGTGATGCTGGCCTGCGTCGGTGTGGACGTATAAGCTCGCCTTTGCCGCGCGCGGCCGGTGGTTAACTGGGTTCGTTTTAACGGGCTTACAGGCTGGAATCCGTATCCTTCCTGTAATGGCATCGGAAGACTGTCATGCGGGTAGTAGATATCAGTCATCATTCTAACCCTCTGCCTGGATATTTACTGCGCATTGCCTTACCAACTTTCCCATCTCCTCTCAACACTTGCGCAGCAACCTGATCAAGGGCTTCCGTTGTCGCCCGCTTCTGCGTTTGAGCCATGGAGAGAGCCATCTGATCAGGTGTCACACCGGGCGGGGTATGGAAATGCTGCTCAATGGGAGCATGGATGGTGGTCTTGCTGCTGTTGTCGCTGTTAACGTTCTGAACACCAGTACCAAACCCTGTACGCCCCAGAGTTGCATCTAGCGGTTGGCCATTTCGAAGTGCCTCAAGCTGAGACACGCCGATCCGGTTCGTTGACGCCTGGTCAAAGACGTACTCTCCTTTATGAACAATACCTGCGGGCTGATACTTACCGCCGGGGCCGGTATAGCCGCCAGAGGCAAAGCCAGTATCAGCAACCGCTTTTATGTTTGAGACGATATTGGCGGTCTCCATAGCAACCGTTGCCATAGCCATCAAATTTGACGGGAAGGGCAGACTTGCGGCCTGGGCGATACCCGCATTGATTGCCACCATAGACTGTGCGATCGCATAGGCTTTACTGGCTGCGAACGCTGCTTTGTAGATGCCGGATTGCTGACCAAAACCATCAGCCAGAATACTTAATCCACTGTCCATCATGCTTTGCGTAGTGCTGGTAATGATGGCGTTTTTTTGGGCCTCTATAACCGCAGCAGCGTTAGCAGCATCGGCGCGAGTTTTTTGCATTCTCGCTTCGCCCTCAGCTGTGATAACACCGGCTTTTGCGTAAGCCTCTTCCTGCCGGGAAAGCCAGGCATCCAGATCTTTTTGTGCCTGATCGAGTTGGCTATATTGCTGCTGCATTCCTCCGAATGTTCCTGACAGTTGGCCGCCAGTTGGCGTGGTATTACCCACAACATTACGAACCGTCGAGGGCAGTTGCATATCGGTGTTTTGATAAATATCTGCCCGTGTTTTTTCATATTCACCGGGTTTTAGTTGCCCGGTTGCTTTGGCTTTCTCCAGCAGTTCAAGACGGGTTTTAAGCAGATCGTTGGTCCGCTCATCCTTCGTCTTTACCTGTTCCTGCATCTTCCGGTAATCGTCCAAGGTTTTTACGGAATTTTGCAGTGCCTCCTGCTGCTTATATGCCTGGAGGATTTCATCTGAACGGGAAAGAATCGACTTCTGGTCAGCTGTAAGCTGCGTTTTAGACTTGAGGTCAGCAATTTGCTGTTCGAACTTTACCCGCGCCTGGGTTGCGCTGTTAAGCTTGTCACTGGCATCCAGCTGGGACTGCAAGGCAGCTGTCTGCTGGTTTATTTGATCAAGCAGCCGGGTTGCCACGTCCTCTGTATAGGCTTTTCCTTTGTGGGTCTTAGGCTGTTCAGCCTTTTTAGCCTGCTCAAGTTCCTTTTCTCGTACAGCAATTAACGCATTTGCCTGATCGATGGCTTCTTTATTTCCTGAGAAAGCAATTTTTCTGGACTGCTCTCTTGCCTCCTTTAACCGAGCTTCTGCACCGGCAACTCTGTCTGCCGCCAGATACTCCTTATTAATCCAGTCAACAGACTCTGCAACAGCTTTATTACCCTGAATGGTCAAAGCATTCATCGTTGATTGCAGGTCGATAGCCTGGCCGATAAATCTCATTGTGGGGTCTATTGCACCACCAAGGGCAACATTCTGCTTACCTTTGTCGGCTGCTGTGTAATAATTTTTGACCTTTATAGCCGCAGCCGTCCATGAGTCGCCGATTTTCAGGATCTCTCGACGATGCATATCAATATCAGCATTCAGAGCCGTAAAATTAGCCGAATCTTTATATTGTGAGACTTTTTGTCGTGCTTCATCGTAACTAAACCCCACATCAATTAATTTATTTACTGCCTCGCTGGCACCGTCATTCGTAGTGATAAACATATTGCCGACGTCTTCGATCGCCAGCCCCGTCTTATCGGATATCGCAACCATATTAAGTGCAAGACGCTCGGCAGCATCACCGTTAGTGCCAAGCGACTCTGTAGCAATTTTTGTTGCCGCTTCAATGTCCAGCCGATTTTGATAAACAGCATAAGTGAGAAGACCAACTGCCCCCGCAGCTACTGTAAATGGATTTACCAACCCCATGACGTAGGTGGATACACCTTTAATTGCAGGAATAATACCCCCGAACATATCTTTCAACTGCCCGCCCTGCTGCATCAGCACCATAAACGGAGACTGACCGGTGGATAAGCCGACAACAATATCTGTCATCTGAGCCGGGATCATGCGCATGGCATAGGCAGTCTGGGCGGCGGATTGGCCAGTTTTACCAAGGTCATCGCGAAATCCTGTTAGCCTGTTTCGTGTTTCCTCGATTTTCTTTGAATAAAGATCGAATGTATCGGTATCTACCATCCCCTTGGATTTGAATTTCGCAAGATCCTGCTGCTGTTTATCCAGTTTGTTCAGCGCGGCGTTTACCGGGTCGATACGATCTAAAAGTTCAGAAAGGGACTGTTTTTCTTCATCGGTGGCCTTTGTCACTTTCCCTGCACTGGTGGCAGCACGTTCACCTGCCTGCGTCATTTTTACAAGTGCAGTTGCGAGATTGTCAGCCTGCTTTTCTGCCCCAGAGCTGTCAATAATAATGGCCAGGCGGGAGGTTTGTTCTGTCACGTGCTTTTCTCCGGGCAATAAAAAACCCCGCCAAAGCGAGGTTGGAACTTTTTGAAACTGTCGGGTCTTTACTTCATTGGCGGTAAAACATTATTGCTACGATAATCACCGCAAAGACAGTAATTGCAATTCCAGCGATTAACTTTACATTGACATCAGCCAGCCTATCACTAGCTCCAGTATTGTCAGTGTTAGCTATTATCTTCGAAGGAGTTACATCACTCCCGCAATGCTTGCACTTCACCGCTTCGGAATTTATTAATTCTGCGCAGTAAGGGCATTTGACTGAAGTTCCGGACGCTTTTAGCTTATCTCCCACCAGAGCAATAATGATACCTGCGATGGCTACGAAACCTCCAAATATCATGTAATTTTGGCGCGATGACATTAATCCAAGATTGTTAACCCTATAGCCACCGCTTGTCGCTACTGTCACATCCATAAATAGCGCCGATACAGCAAAGATCACCCCTATTACAATCGCTAAGTATCCAATAATCTTCACTTGTCTACCCCATAAATTAAAAAGCCACCCGAAGGTGGCTTTATCAATCAGCTTGCGTTCTCACAACCCGGCAGGCTGCGGTCAATCACAAGATTACCCTCAACACGCAGACCAATCTTACCGAACAGGAAGGAGTGGTTAAGTTGAGTGACAACTACGTCAGACAGACCAACTGCACAGCGATCTTTTTCAATCGCTCGATCAGCGGCTGTTTTAACGTTCGGGATGCCAAGAGGGAAGATGATAACCGGATAGCTATCTTCTGCTGTTACACGTTTCCCTTTGTAGAACTTACCCCCATTGAGGTTGTAATTTTTAGTACTCGCCACAGTCAAATCTGCAACACGTACTGTACAACCAGAAAGTAACAGCGCTCCAAGCGCCAAAGCGATGACTTTTTTCATTATATGTTTCCTTTGATTGCAATCGGAAACATCCTATCATCGACTTTCAGGAGCATGGACCACCATTAATGGTAGGTCAGTTGCTTCCTTTCTTATCTGCTGCACGTTTCTGTGCCTCTGCCCACTCATCCCTCCAGGCATCATCAAGGGCCAGTATCGCTGCATCAAACTCGGTACGGTCAATCAGGATGGTGCGCGATGCCAGGTAAAGCTCGATATCATTCAGGGATAGAGGGAGCGGCACTCCGGCCATGCCGGCATACTTCCTGCCGCGCGATATCATGGCGTAAGCGTTGAGGATCTCCCCAGTGACCGCATCAATTTCAGGCTCCGGAATGGGCGGGAGATTTAGTTTCTCCCAGCGCCACTTTGCTTTCTCGCCCTGCTCGCCGGCGAATTCCTTTAGCCACTTTTGGGCCTCTATGGCTTTTTTACGGTTTCCTGAGTCTGCTGCTCCTTACCCTGAGCAATATTCGCCGCCTCAGCCAGAATAAGCCAGTACAGAGAGGGGTTTTGCTTCAGTAACGCAACACCACGCTCCGGTGTATACGCTACGGCCGTCTCCGTACCATCCACCAGCTCCCCCACGCCTTCCCAGTCTTTCAGAAGAAAGCGCGCGCAATTGTCGATGAGAAGATCATCAACCGAGTCAATCTCGCCCACACTGGCGAGATCGAAAGCATCCGTACCGACCTGGTAGCTAGCGTCCATTTTGTCGATATGGCGCCGCACCAGCGCATTGCGTGAGCGGTATTGTGGATTCTCGCTACTGGCCACCAACAGACGGAGTTTAAATAGCGCCTCGTCTTCCGGCGTGAATTTCTTTTTACTTCCTGCTGGCTTTTTGTAAGGGAAAAACCAGCGTTCTCCGTTCAAATCAATTTGAGAAGAAATAATCAGCATAAAGACTCCCAAAAAAGCCCGATCCGCGATGAATGCAGAACGGGCCAGGTAAATTAAGGCACGGTAACGGTGATTTCAGACGTTGCGGTAAAGGTGCGGGCCTTACCGGTGATGATTGCAGTACCGGCTGCGTTACGTGTGACTTTCGCTGTTTTCTGCCCGGTAGAAACCACGCTGGCGATAGTCGGATCCGATGACGTCCACTGGACGGCATCAGTTGAATCAACTGGCGTAAGCGTGGCGGTTAACGTCACAGTAGATCCCACTGCTCCAGTTGAAGTGGCTGGCGCAACACTGATTGCCGTCGCCGGCACTTTGGGAACGCGGGTGATAGTTGGCGGCGTATTGGCCGCGGTGATATCCAGCTGAACCTGAACAATGTCAGTGCTCCCCGCATCCGGCCAGTCGCCGGAGATCTGCACTTCCGGGAAATCGAAGGTATAGGCGCCTTCAGCATTCTCCAGCGTGAAGCTAAACGGCACCGTTTCGCCGGTGAACGTTTTTTTGTAAACCTCCCAGGCAGCCTTTGACCATGACAGCGTGATTTGACCTGACGGGGTAAAGGTTGTCGGAATGTTTGCGCCGGCGAATGCCGAACCGGTACCGATGCAGCGCTGAGTCTGCATATTGTTGTTGAACTGGATGTTGAAGGTGTCGACGCAGAAACCTGTCCCGCCATCAACACCATTTAGCCGGATGTTCGTGACCTCTTTGAAGGAGTAACGCAGCGCCCCCGCTAAATCCACCGGCGCGGTGAAATAGCTGGTATCGTCCCCCTTCGTCTCCCAGTCCAGCCCTGCAAACGTAATGGTTGCAGTGATATCACCATCGGACGGGATTTCCATCTGGAAGGTGCCAACCTGGCAACCGCGGGCAATCTGGGCGATCCCCACATCACTGGCAAAAGTCGCCACGGAGAACGTAATGCGACCATTACCCATCGTCAGCACGTTATTTACCCATTCGGAACCGAAGCAGCTGGCAAGAAAATCATCATGCTGGTTCCAGCGAAACCGCGTGCCGACATCGCCGCCGACATCCACTGTGCCGCGTGAAACACCCTGCGCCATGCGGTCACCAGCGATTTCGTCATTGTCATTGGTGTTCTGCGTTGGTTTCAGACCAAATGAAGAACGACGCAGCAGGTTCCACGCCCCTGCTGTTGGCGTGATTCCTGGCGTTATCTCGCGAATAAACGCGGCTACTACTTTTGCACCTGAGCTCACAGGAGCCTCCTGTTTTTTGTGCGCTACAGAGCGCGATAAGGAATTTGAAGATTGAGCTGTAACCAGCCATCGGTCTCACCCGCCGGCACAGCAGAAACAGCGAAATAACTCAGCTTTCCGTCGTCCTTAAACTCGAATAGCTCCGTTAGCTGATCGGCCGTTCGGGAGATAAGCAACGTCCCGGAACCGACCGGAACAAACAGCTGAATGATGAGTAAGCCCGTCCTGTGGACTACCGGCCCGTCCCCGATCTCTGTTGCGCCAGCCTGCCCAGCAATGTTGGTTAATCGGGCCCAGATATTGCGGTTACTGGGGTCAAATACCGGGCCATTGGGATAATCCACCGCATCAGAGGCAATAGCGGTCTGTGCCGCCATTCGGGAAATGACAGCGTTTCTGATTTCTGTAAGGGTCATTTGTAGGCCTGAATTACACCATTAAACGAGACGGCATAGACGCCTGTCGGCGCCTGTGTTGAGTGGCCATTCTCCAGAGGCACGGAGTAAGGCAGGTTCGACTGGATGTAAATCACCGAGTAGGCTGGCGCCTGGTCAATAATATTTTTGCCATTAAGAAACGTCATTGTCCCGCGCGGATCCGGTTCGGTCGGGACGGAATGATTAGGTTCGCCGATGCTGACAAAATGCGATGCCCTGAAGGTTCCTGCGCGATACTCAGCCGGCCGCCTGATATCCATGCTGTCATTAACACGGACTTTCTTTCTGAGACGGCCCGTCTTTGTCAGGTTGGCAGGATCGGCATAAAGAGATTCGTTCCATTCCCCAACAGCTTTGTTGTATTGAACCGCGGTCGCGTTGATGGCCCACAGCTCCGGGTTTCCTACCGGCGACCGTTGAACAATTTCATTCAGCAGCTGAATGGCGATGGTTCTCTGCCGTAACCTCACATCGTCTTCCACCAGCCCGGCGAATGCCGCCGGGTCGATGTTCCAGCCCTTAGCCATATCACGCTCTCCGCAGTTGAATGGAGTACGCAGCGCCAGCAGAGTCGGAAGAAGCGGTGATGACCTCGTAGCGCTGAAGCTCACCCGTAATCGGATCCGGTGCGGTGATGATATGCCCGACGGCCGGCTTATCAGTCACCTCGTTAACCAGTGCGGTTAGCTTCACATCACCATGCAGAATGTTAACGCCATCGATACGGCGCAGCTTATAGCGCGCCAGCACTCCACGCCCCGAGTAAGTCACCTGCGTTTCAGTGCCGGTCTCCGTCACCGGGTCCCAGGCACCCCGAACGGTATATGACCCAGTGAAATCCTTAACGGCATCCTGCAGGTCGGTATCGAATGCCGCGGCGACTTCGGTTTGCAGCTCGTCACGAATGCCCATTGCACCCACCAATACGCTGCTGAGGTTTAACGATCACTGTACCGTGGAGTTTGCGGGTATAAATTTCGCCATTGCGCTTAACCCGCAGCGGGAGCGGAGCAAACTCTACAACACCCTTTGCCTGGTTTGCGTAAACGACATGTCTGATCGGGTTTCCATTCACAAACACATCGCGGGGACCGAGCCCGTCGCCGGCATAATGCACATATGGATTTTGCATGTTACCCCCTTACCGCCGCTCAATATGAGCATGGATAAAGTCGGTTTTAAGCGACTCCATAGCGCCAACCATCACATAGGGGCGTCCACCGTTATGCCAGCAATCAATCGCGTTACCCTCATCATCAAGCAGTATCACTGCGACACTGTGGCAGCCGCCGTTTTCGGCTCGCTCCAGAGCCTGTTTCAGCAGGCGAATAACCTGGTCGTTATCGAGGTTGTGATGGCTGGGCTTTTGAAATGGGACCACCTTCAAATCGGACATATCACGCCCTCACAAAGAATGTCTGGAAAGGGTTAATCATCCACGGTTTGAGCATATCCAGCGCCAGCTGCAAATCAGGATCGAGTAATTCAGTGCTGGTGGTTGAAAGCTCGGCAAAAGTGCGGGAAACCTTCACATCGTCGGCCTCAACGCTTTTGCTCGTCACCACGCCGGAATCTGTTTTTTGCTGATACAGATTGCCTGCAGCGGCTACGGAAGCGATAAACGCTCCGGCTTGCTTAACTTCTTCAGGAATATGCTCCGGGTCGATATCCTGAAGGTTAAGCGCCGTCATCCAGGTGTTTGCCTGGAGCACGGCTTTAACCTTTTTGTCGGCGGCAGCCCAGGTATCCCCCAGCAACTCGTCAACGTCCTGGATTGTTATATAAACGGTCATCGGATCCTCACCAAAAGAATCGGGGCTTTCGCCCCGTCAGTTAACCACCCGCTGGAGCAGTGAACGCGATCGCTTCAGTTGTTTTCACCACGCCGTCAACGGTAGCCGTCACCGTGAAGGAGCCGGCCGTAGCAGAGGTGAGTTTCACCGTCGAGCCACCAGCAGACCCTGTCTGTGACGTCGAAGCACTTAGTGTGCCGCCTGTAGACGTCCACGCCACAGATGCGCCGGAGACTCCTGCACCATTTCTGGTGTACTTGAGCGAAACGGTCACCGCGTCGGTACTGTCAGCAGTTGCGGAAGTTTTATCCACTGACAGGGTTACTCCCCCGCAGGGGCTTCCAGCTTAATCAGTACGCCTGCAGTGGATTTGTTACTGGTGAAATGTTTCTTCCAGTTCGCGCCGGTGCCGATTTTGGTCAGGTCAGGGTTAGCGCCCTTCGTCTCATCCCAGCTGTAACCCAGCAGTTCAACGTTAACCGTGCCCTCTGCGCGATAGCCAATGGCAAGGTTTTCCTGGTCGTTGATATCGTAGGAACGGAAACCCGGAGCCTGTGATTCCGTTACGGATACCGCGCCGGCCACCAGCCCCAGAATCGCATCAACTGGCATGGTGTCAGTTACCAGCACCGGTTTACCCAACGTGCCTGGCTGTCCGCCATAAACCACCACGCCAGCTTCTTCGTAAATTTTGTTGTCGATAGCCTGATCAACAATGTCGAAATAGGTCGTGGAATGCATAACGAACAGCGCAACACGGTTAAATTTATCGCCGTATTTACGCAGGCCACGGGTCAGCGTTTTCTTACCATCAGTGGCAATATCCGCGGATACCGTCATGTCAGCATTTGCGCCAATGGCTGCAACAAGACCCTGTAGGGCATACTTGATATAACCTTCAAGCGTTGCATCAGCGACGTCGACGCCGATCACCTCGGAGAATTCGCTAACGTCGCGACCCCGACGTTTAAACGCCTCCTCCGTGGTTTCATACGGGCCGTATTTCCACGGCGCCTTGACGCTGACAGATTCGCCGGCACCGATTTTTTTACCCGTTACCGGGTCGGTGGAGTTAACGTTGCGCGATTCGATAGAACCACCAACTTTATAGAAGGTGCGCTTGCGAAAATCACCCTCGATCAGTTCGTTGTCGAGAATGATTGCGCCGTTTGAAGCGGCGTTGAAGACTTCCAGATTATCCTGGCGACGCTCAAGAAACGCAGTCTGCGCGAGGTCGTCATAGATAATCAGGTCACTGTTTACGGTCGTAGGCATTGATTAGTCCTTACTTAGGCAATTTGAGATAGGCCTGCTGGCCATGTTTGCGGATGTAGTCCGCTTTGTCGCTTGAGCTCATTTCTGAACGTTTCAGACTACCGCCACCGCCACCGGGTTTATGACCACCAGCCCCGGAGCCTTCGGCGCGCGGGAACAGGTGCGGGGCCGTCTCTTTCAGAGATTCAGCCCACTCAACCGGGGTGAGCGGAGTTTTTCCGTCTTTACCGAACAGAACATCGCCATTTGCATCAACTGCTACGGCCTCGCCTTCGTCGTTGAGCTGGAATGTGCCTTTAGCACGAAGAATCAGATCGTCGGATGCTTCTGGCAGCGCGCCAGCCTTAAGCGCTGCGCTGCGGATAGCATCACCCAGGACACGATCACGGAATTTGTTGGAGAACGCTTCCGCCTTTTCAGCGCGTTCATTAGCGGCTTTGATTTGCTTATCAACATCAGCACGTAGCCGCTCAGTGCGTTTATCCAGTACCTCGTCAATTTTCCCGGCGGCGATCAGTTGCGCCTCTTCATCATCAGAGAAACGCTGGAGAATGGTTTTCACCGCATCAGGATCGATACCATCAAAACGCTTTAGCGACTCAGTGGACTCTTTGAGCTTACCGAGTAACTCACTATTTTTATTTTTCAGGCCTGAAACCTGAGCACTGACCTGCTCATCGATCAGCTTTTGGATTTCCGGCGTAATCTCGGGCGCACCACTACCGGATCCACCGCCATCACCACCTTCACCACCAGCTGCCGAATAATATTTAATGAGCATGTTACGAATAAGCATGTTGTCCCCTTGGGATAGTTACTGTGGGCCTGGCCCAATAAAAAAGGCCGCCCGGAGGCAGCCTGTTGTGAAATTTAGATAATAAAAAAGGCCGCCTTAGCGACCTTGATAGTGGTATTCGTAGTGATGCAGTTTCCCGTCTATTACTATCCTTTCTAGCGTATATATCAGAATATCCTGTTCGAGATCACAGGCATCAAATCCGTTATTAAACAATGGGGATGCAGCAGAAACAGGCTGAGGAAATTGCACTCGTTCTAAGGGCACTCCGTAGTCATCCGTGTGAAGGGATACGGACTCACCATCTCGAGGCCCGCCTTTTAAGAAAATCTTCATGCTAAAGAACTCCTGAGCGATCATAAGCAAGTGTGGTGGCCGGTGCTGCCACGGCATCCTGATTCTTCAGAACGGCGGGGACTCACCGAGGTGAGTCTGGTTTCCGGCTTGCCCGTTTCTCACGGGACGCTTTGGCGCGCAGGTCAGCATCCTGCATTCACCACGAATTTACTCTATCACACTCTGGCATCCTTAAACGCCTGCGCGTCACGGTTGCGCAATTGGTCAAGCGTCAGCCACTCGCCCCTGTCGTTGTAGAACTCATCGGGAGACATGCCGCCATCACGAATCAGCCTGGCGCGCGTTTCTCCGACAATCTCAGCTTGTCGCGTGAACGACTGCCGGGAGAACCAGTCCTGGTAAGTCGTATCAGCCGGAATCTGTCCATCCATACTGGCGCGCGAGCTGTCCTTGATTTCGCCGACTTTGATACCCAATTCCTCGGACGATTTCAGTATGTATGTTTCGGTGCTACGACAGCAAAAGTGGATTTTCCCCGGTCCCTGCAAATAAGGCACCTTGTGCCCTATCGGTTTGTTATCCAGCGTGTACTTGAGGCGGTCGCGGATCCGACAATCCTTTGATGTCCGGTTATCCAAAGTGGATAACCACTGCTTACCCTTCAGAATGTCGTCGTTCGCCGACGCAAAGCTTTGTCTTGCTGTTGATGCAAGATGCCCTACTGCCGTTTTCGCTATGCTGGCCGCATTGGCCCGGCTCATCTGAAGCGCACCATCCTGGTAGCCGCGGTTAGCATGTCCACGAACCTTTTTTGCGATCTGCTCATGCGTATCGCCCAGGAGAAAACCCTGCCGCACCGTATTGGATATGCGCGCCATACGATCAGCTTCGAGGTTGCTGGCCCATTCGCTTAGCAACCGCCCCTGGAATGGACGCCCCATCGCCGCGGCATAAACCGCATCCGGGGAGATGCCCACCAGCGGATGAAGAGCAAGAACATCGTCGGGAATAGCAAACTGGAAGAGGCTCATCTGAAAAGTGGCTTCGTGCTTCGCCAGTTCCTGCAACTCGGCAGTAAGAGCTGCATACATCGACTGAATCGCATCCTTGTTTATCGCCCTGACGCTTACCAGTAACGCTTCCAGCCTAGAAATGGTAAAGCTCTCAGCGTCCAGCGTATCAATAGCCACCAGCAACCTTGCGGTAAGTTCGGCGTCGCTGTCATTCAGGACTTTTATCATCCTGTTGGCAACGCCGTTACTGTAGCGACTCACCCATATAGCGTGGGCTATGGATTCATCCTGCAGTTTGTCATTCGCCGTTGCCATTATTGCCACCAATCAGGTTAGGCGCGCCGTTACGAATAGCGTCAATGACAGTTTCAGGGTCGTCAGCAGGATCTATCAAGTCAAGCCTCTGCAGAGCTCTGACCATATCCGTGTCGCGAATCGCACCGGACTGCCAGGCATTGACGATTGCCGTTACCATGCCGGATTCAGCGACTTTGGCGATAAACTCCTGATTGATGCTGTAACGGTATTCCTCGCCTTTTATGCCGAGATATCTGGCGCACCAGCCGAGCGCCAGCGTATAGGCTTCCGAGACATTGGAAACGCAAATGCCGAGCACCGATGTGGATGCGGTTTGCTCGCCGCTGGATTGCGTGGCGGTTTTAACCGCGCCGTTCTGCTCGATAAGCCGGGCGCCAAGCTGAACAGAATAATCACGCTTACTGTCCATCGCCTCTTTAGCCAGGGTGTTTGGTTGCGCCTGAGCATAGGTAAAACTCCCCTCCTTCGGCAGCAGGAATGGAGAACGAGAACCGACACGAATTCCCTTATCCTGCAGCCAGTCACGCCAGGCGGTATCAAGCCCGGAAATCACCGGCTGAACCTGACCGCAGAAAAATACGCTGTCTTCGTAATCCGCCGAATTTCGATAATGACCAAGGTTAATTTCAACGAGGGCGGCTAAAGGCGACTCGTCGATGCTGGGATCGTTATTTTGTGCGCCAACGAAGGTAAAGGGGATCTCATCCCAAAAATCCTCACCTTTAGGCTTCGGGTGATACTCAGAATCGACAGAAAAAGACCCTGCATCGGCCGACTTTCGCCACACCCTGCAGATAAACTTGCCATCCTCCAGGGCAAGTTCCCGATACTGGATTTCATCCTTGTACGCAAAACCATCTTCCTTTTCCATGCATTCGCGTAAAACCACCAGCACCAGTTGATCACGTCCATTGATACGTTTGGTACGCCAGTTAATGATGTTCTCCGCCTGATAGCGAAGGATAATCGCCTCATCAGTCCCAGCTGCATAATCCGTATACAGCCCCTCGCGCGCGGCTTCCAGAATATTTTCTGTAACCTGCTGGGACTGCTGATAGATACTGGCACCAGCACCATCGGCGTTATCACGAAGATAATTCAGCTTATCCGGCGCGGTCATGGTAGGGTCTTTTCGGAATGCCAGCCCCAGCAAACCCACTTTTGTATTGCCCGTTATCGCGTAGAAAACGGCGCGCTGAATGTAATCGGCATTGCGCTTTTTATTGCGAGCAGACTTATCGGACGGATCCAGAAAAGGGAGGTATTCATTCCCGGCGGCCTTTACAGCATCAGCCCCTTTGCACACGTCACGAATTTTTTTCCACACGGGCATCGCCGCCCTGACCTCAGGGCGAACATAAGTAATATCGTTATTGGCCATCAGAATGTCGTGTCCAGTGAAATAGAGAATGCAGGTCGAAAGATTGGGAATTGCTTCACAATGAAGTAACCAGCGCCATCGTTGGGGTGATCGTTATCGCTCTTTTTATCCGGCTCGCCGTTTTTATCCCACACCTGTTGTTCCAGGCAGTCGGCATAGACCGGGCAACGGGCCACATTCACCTTGTACCGGCGATCGCCATTACCATTGCAGAACATGGCGTTCATGGAGTTGATGCGGTCCTTTACCGGCGGGTTAGCATCATCAACGATGACGTTAAATCCGGCCTGTCGGAGCTGCTCAATATCTGTTTTGCTGGCGTTGTTTGATTTCCTGGAGTCACCAGAGGCATCCGGGTAAATATAAATCTCGCGGACCTTGCGGTAGTCACCGTCGGCATACAGCCAGAAACGTTCCTTGATGATGCGTATCATGTCTGGCGTATCGTAAGCGTTGATAATCTCTGTTACCGCGTGTGGTAAGCCGAGCCGCAATACATGGACGATCCCGGCCATCTTCCCGACGTTGAAATCCATCCCGATATACAGCGCTTCACCTGGCTGCTCTTCCTCACTGGAGTTATTCAGCACTCTGTCGAACTGATGATAAATGGTGCCGCTGGTCAGGTTAGTAAACTGGCCGTTCAGATATGCCTTGATCAATTCCGGCGGGTAACTCGCCAGAAGCGAAGGAATATAGTCATCCGGCAGGTTCTTTTCGTTGTCGAATGTCGAAGCCTGTACCAGACCATACATCGACCTCAGTTCAGGCTTTTCCCTCACAGCCTTAACAAACTGGTTATAGACGAACTTAAATCCTTCAGGTGTGGTAGTCACGTCAATGCCATTACGCAGACCATCAACTTTATAACGCATACGCGCGATTATTTTTCGCCACGCCTGACGCGCCTTATCCGCTTTCAGAACGTCGAGTTCATCCACCAGCGCATTGCCGATTTTAAAGCCTACTATCGTGTCGGGCTTTTCCATCGAGCGGCAAATCGTCGTTCCTCGGTACTGGCGCCCGGCGTAGAAGTGAACCTCTTTATTTCCCTCGTTGATTTTGACATTCAGCCCCCAGTCGTGGGCCACCTCCTCAACAGTGGGATAAAAGATGTCACGGATCTGAGGATAGGTAGGGGCAAAGTAGCCCTGGTTTATTTTGGGGAACTCCCAGAACCCTTTGCATATTCCACCGCAGCCAACCCATGTCTTTCCGGATCCAAAGCCAGCTACATAGGCTTTGAATTTTTCCTGCATAGCCAGAAAACGAGCCTGGGGAACGTTAAGCGTCGGAGCTATCGCCATCCTCTTCCCTCACTCGCGCATCGACTACGTTGATATTGATTGCAACTGGCGTAGGTTCGTCATCCTCCGGGTCAGTGGCCAGTTCTTTGCGAAGTTTGTCGATCTCCAGCTGCCGGCGCTCAATTTCTATCTGCTGTAGACGCTGGGCGAACTCACTGTCAGCCAGGCCGAGACGTTTCATCACCGCCTCGTACATGCGCTCACGGCTGATGGCGGTTATCTCAACGCCATTCTTACCAAGCTTCACACCGGAATAGGCAAGCGCAGCATCCGGCGCCAGCTTGCGCGTATCGGCGAAGAAAGGCTGGCCGATGCCATCACCATTACAGCGAGGACATTTCGGGTTAGGCGAGCTGGTATGGTCGTAACCGTAGCCGCCTCTGTCGTTTGGTTCTTTCCCTTTCTTCGCTAAAGCCTCAGCCAGCTTCTCTTCGAACTCAACAGCATCGCGCCATTGATACTGGTGACCGAAGCCCCAGCAGTAACGGCAGCTCCCGCGGCGATACTGAGAAATTTGGTTGGCGTCGAAGGTTGCCAGCCGCCACATCTGCTCAAGCACTTCATCAGCGCTGCCAAGCGTGCGCACAATGGATGCTTTCTGCTGCTGCGCAATGGCCTGCGCAATACTAACTTTTGCTAACAGCCTTGCTCCCTGCTCATTCGCTGTCTTCTTGCTGTACCCGGCACGGATAGCGGCCTGCGTGGCGTTGTTGTCCTTCAGGTATTCCGCGACAAATAAACGTTGCTGATCGGTGAGGCCATCATCATCCACCAGCTCTTCTGCGCACTTTTCCTTTTGCGCAGTGCGCAGTTTCTTCTGCGCAGGTTTTTGCGCAGTTTGCGCAGTGGGTTTCTTGATGTATCGGCGGGCAGTAGCGTAATTCAGTCCCTGCGCTTCACACCAATCCTTCGGTGATACGCCGGTTGCGGCATGATCGGACAGGAACCGTCGCTGAAGCTCGCCCCAGTCCGGTTTTGCCATGGATTATTCCTATTTAACGTGAGGGAGAAAAAGGAATTACTGATTCTCCATAAAATATTCACTTTTATGTTTTGGAATTAAGGCTCTTTAGTTCAGGAGTTATTATGAAAAGAATTATGCTTGCTGTTTTTGTGATCTGTGGTGCGCTGTCTCTTTCAGGATGTTTCCTTCCCCCTGGGCCTCATAGCGGCGGACATGGTGGAGATCACTTCCATGGTCCAGAGCATCGTTAACCGCCTGAGGACTTTCATTTTACAGAAATGAAAAAGGCCGCAAAATTATGCGGCCTTTGGTCACTACCAACCAGCGTATAAAGAATCTCTCAGGAGCCAACAGAGAGAGGTGCATCTATCCGGCTAACTAACCTCTGGCGTTCTGATGTTGGCAGGCAGAGACGTTATGAGAGTATTGAGTATTTCAAAATACACCGGGAGAAACAGACAATGATATCAGTCCATTGTCTGACGGGCATTATCACAGGCACTCAATGAATACCTGCTGTAATGCGGTCAGATACCAGTTTATAACCTGACCAAATGTTACTTAGATCACAATCCATAGAACCACCCACCAATGCCAAAGGCTGCAGCGATCACCAGACAAGCAATTGCCGTTTTAGGCATTAACACACCGTAAAATGCAGGAGACAATCCCAGGAATAAAACCATTAGCACTGGCCACATACTAAGCAACAGGAAAAAGTAGCCATTTATACCACCGCTGCTAAACGTCACATTCACTCCAAACCATTACCCGGACTTTCCATAGCTTGGTTGCTTCGTTGCATGATATCATACAACTGCCCCTTATACAGGAGCTTTAACATTATCACAGGCACTCGATGAATGCCTGCTGTAATGCCTTAGCTGACTTTCTCAGCGGCAGTATCAAACAGCGCCAGCGCTTCGGTCGCTTCCTGGATTGCCTTACGGGTCTTCGAGACAATCTCACTTTCCGTGAAAACACGATCGAAAGAGTCAGCGAATAGCTCAGACTTCAGATAGCTGTCGCCTACCCAGTCAATGGCCAGCTTGGCCGCTGCGGTGTCATAATTAACTTTCTTGATTATATCCAGGCGGATTTGCTCGGATGCAGTGATCTCTGACATGTCTTACCTCTGTGCGATGTGGGGAGTATTATCGAAGCCATTCGACAAAATAGCCTCTGTGATGCTTTTGCATTTATCTTTGCCGTGTGTACAAGCTGAACGGTTTCCTTACGGATGCCTGTTACGCACAATAAAAAAGGTCGCATAAAAAATGCGACCTTTGGTTGGTACCAGTTAGAAAACTAAAATCTCTCAGGAGCCACCCGGGAGAGGCTTTTCTGCTTTTTAACTGACCACTGCCGTTTTGGTGTTGGCTGGCAGTGATAACGTGGTGATAGCTTCATTTAAGTTATCGAAAGCATTTAAATATCGAAAGAGCTCATTGAACCAATCATTTTCAACTTGCCGGAACATTCAACCAGAGCACCAGGCATCTCTGCTGGTCTTTTGATGGCAATTCTCAGCTCTCCCGAACGAGGCCGGTAACTAACAATTTATTCGACAGTTCCTTCGGCATTAACCCAAAGATCTAGATGCTTGATGTAGCGTTGGATGGGCACATAAATAACCACCCCATCTACAAGGTTAACGGACTTGATAACATATCCCTGCGGAGCTAAATAATCCCCATCACAATGAGGGTGAATAGAGTGCTCGTCACCGTATCGATAACCATGCGGAAGTTGAGGGAGTGAATTTCTTGTCATGGGCAGCTTCTTAGATAGAAGGAATTGAAAATCCATAGTGCCTTAATGCACCTGACTTAGATACCAACTTTTCATTTTTCAGCGCTCTGTTGTCTCGTATTCTGATTTTTTGTTCATGTGGCCATGTAAATTTCAATACCTAAAGTGTTCTGCGTTTGTAGCTGAATTACCTGGAACCCTTCTCTGTGAGCTGCGAGCAATTGGCCTGCACTGCTTTGTTGTGCGCCAGGATGTCACGCTTGGTCTGCTTATCCAACACATCGATATCGTGGTCAGTCAGGTAGATGATCCGCACCCAGCTGCAGGCCGTGTCAACGACTACCGGGGCGGGTAAACTTTTCGCGCAACTCCCGATCAACATCGTCATCGCCCATACGCTTAACGTCTTCCTGTACATCGCTGGCCCCTTTCGTGACTTCAGCACGGCGTTCTGCCGCGGCGACAGTAGCAGCGGCGTTCTCTTCGGTACGTTGCTGATCAGCTTTGGCTTTCGCCTTACTGGCCCCGCGAGCATGACCAATGCCGAACGCGCCAGCAATAGCACCCAGGATGACGACCACCAGTCCCGCGATAATTTCAAAGCTCATTGCTGCTCCTTCAGTTCGTCGGCCTTTTCTTTCAATGCTGGCTGGCGTACGTATTGCGATAGTACGGCCAGCACCACCAGCGCAGGGCTAATCAACGCAACGATGTTTGGCGGCAGGATGTTTTTGATATCCGGCGGCAGCACCGCCCAGGCGTGCAGCGCAGCATCCGGGAACGACTGCGCCCATACACCAACCAGCGCGCCGATAGCTCCCAGCTTTACAGACCACGTTTTCAGCAGCAAGCTGGCATGCCCTACGAACTCCAGCCGGGTATATTTGCGCAGAAGTAACAGAACGAGCACAGCCACCAGCACAAGCAAAGCGAAAATGATCATCTTCACAGGACACGCTCCTTAACCCAGCCGTAGAGAAAATCCTCGTTGGCTTCGCGGCCCTCCGCCAGTTCGAGGTATCTGGCACCCTGGCTGCAGTTCAGCGCACGCACCAGAACCTGTTCACCCTCTTTCCCGCGGGCGGAAAGGTATCCCTTAAGCGCGGTGATGGTTCGGGGACCAATGGCGCCATCCGGAATCAGATCGGGATACAGCTTTCCGCGCATATTCATTGCGGTCAGCCAGCGCTGGAAAAACTTACTGGCTACAGATGGCCCCATGTTCACGCCAGTGTCGCAAAGCTCATCTGCCAGTAACGTAGATAGAGCTGCCACCTGGTCAAACCGGGGGCCGGTCCAGTAATCGCTCAGCAGGATTTGCTTTGCTGTTTCCCTGGGCAGGTTCCGCATATCACCGGTGTAGCCATGTGCACGGGCGGTGGTCTGCGTGATGCCCCAGCGGGTCGGCCCGCCTTTATCCGACGGATGATCGACATAACCATCCTCCTTGCCGAGGATCCCCTCGATAATCTGGTCTGCTGTCATTGTGCTTTCACTCCGGTGATTCGTTCCCAGAAATACGTGAGCGCTACGGAGCCCATCGCGCCGCTTATCCCCGCGGTTGCCAGAATCATGTAAATGCTCAGTCCGCTTTCAATGCTCACCAGGCCAGCAATAACGCCGGTAAACCCTGAAACCACCATTTGGGCAAGAGCATTGATCAAGCTCCATGTTGCCTTGCTCTGCTTCACATCTATCAGGTAGCGGACAAGTCCACCCCAGCAAGCAATGATCAGCAGAACCAGCCAGGACATCCCGGCAATGCTCTCTTTGTCTTGCATACGCTTAGCCATAGTTACCGCCTCCGATGAAAGATCGGGAAGCTGTGTGTTTGAAAAGGGTCAGGCCCGTCAGGCTGGATTTAACAACGAAGCGTGTCGATGATGATTCCTGCGGGACCTGATAATAAAAAAGCCATGCAAATGCATGGCCTTGTGATTTGAATCCGTTATTTACAAAATGTATTCGAGACAGTATCTTTCGACTTCCGGACAAAAAAACATATACCGGGACAAAATCTAAATGTAACTGCCTTGCCTGCATGAAACCATGCGGGCTTTTTTTTGCCCAAAGAAAAAGCCCACCGAAGTGGGCCTTACAGCTATCATCATTTTTTATTAGGTGTGGTGCCGGGTGCCTCCCGGTAAGTCGCCGCCAGTCCACAGACGACTCGCAATGCGCAAAAAAACATATCAGACTGGCAATGCCCCTCCGCATAGGGGGATTCACCACACCAGAAATTTAACATTCAGTCTTTCTGGTTTCAATACTCTGCTTGTCTGAGGTATCGGCTCACCATAACCGCCCAGCCTGATGTTATCAGCGTGTAGCGGCTTGTTTTTCTCTTTGATAAAATTGATTCGCAAATGATTAAAACATCAACTGGTGAAAATATGAGTAAGTACTCAGACCTTTTACAGATAATCAAGTCCCGGGTTTGTCAAAATAACAACTTCCCCCAAACATTACTGGCAGACTCACACAGTTACAGAGCCAGGCAGGTTTGGTATCGAATAGGACAAATATTCACTCTTGAATGTATTCTCGATGAGTACAGGAAACATTTTTCATCGGATTATTATTATCTTGATAACGATAAGGCTCTTCATCACCTTATCTTCGAAATGACCAAGTGGAAACCTGAAGAGATTAGAAGACTCTCGCTAAACGACTGTCTCTTTATCATTGCCAGTCAACTAAAGCCCAGTTATATGTCAGAAGATGCTGCCGCTGTCCTGGCGTCACTCAATCTGCCGACTGGCCACTATCCTGTTGAGGATTTTCCACAAGAGGACTGGGATCCCAGGGAAAACTCAGTATTCCTTCAAAGCTACCAGTAGCGACTCGCCCAATCTCCGCAGAGATCTGACTCAGCCGCTCCTCAAGAGCGGCTTATTCTGCTATCAGACGGTTGAAGTGGGCAAGATAGATTTTCTGTTGCCCAAGCCAGTCTTCAAGCTGTTGAGTGGTCATGCCCGGATTAAAAAAATATGGCTGCTGCATCGCTTCCCCCAGAAAAGCAAAACCCCGCCGGTTGGCAGGGTTCAGAATCAGTTTCATTTGGATGTACGTATCCATGATTAGAAGAATACAGGAAAATTTTATGCAAAGTCAACTCTATCGTGCAAAAATTTGCCGCCATCTGTTTCGATCATATCAATAAATGGTCGCCTTCTCAAATTCAGCCGCTGCCTGTCTCTCTCCTTTGTGAAGCATATCCACCAGCCCTTCATAGAACGGCTTCCAGTTGCGTGACCACGAAGACTGATGGAGATCCGGGAGACGCTTCAGAATGGCGCGGTGTACCGTCGCAGAGGGTACAACAGAGAAGCCATTACCAGAGCAGCGTTCACATGTTTTGAAAACCGGTGCGCCAAGTTCTTTGGTCGCTTTGCGATCTAAGACCTCCCCTTTACCACTACACCTGCATCGCGCATGGATCACTTTCTTTCCTCCGCAGACTCCACAGACCCTTTTCACCAGTTCATTTCTAATCTTTGGGGCCTTCACTTCGACACCGTCAGCATCGAAAATACCGGGGTGCTTAATTACATCTTCATGGCGGGAAATAAAGCCGGTACCGCTGCAGCTTTGACACGTTGCTCTGGTGGCCGCCGAACGTGAGTATTCCGCAAAGGCAAATTGCGCCAGCGTCAACATGCAGGCGCCGAGCTTGTCACCAGCGGCTTTGCGGACATTTTTAGGAGCGTTTTTGATGGCAAACTGCGCCAGCGCCTGAATTGCAAGCTGTTCGTCCGTTTTGCTGATACCAGCCTTTCCGAGGAAAGCGGCAAGGCCGAAGCGCGCACGACTGCTGGTGGTACCGATGGCCGCCATAACATCTGTTCCGGTCAGTCGATTCGGCGATGTGCTTTTCACGTCGTCGCTGATATGCATCCCCTGCGGGCTGAAATGCTTTAACGATGCTTCCAGTTTCATGCGGCCACTTCTCCGATATCAGAAATTAAAATTTGTCCGGATTCACCCCAGACTTTTGTTACACGAAAGTCCCAGATATGTGCGTCATCAGTAAACAGAGCATCCATCAGCGCTTTGATCATGTTATCGGCGTCTGGTTTCTGCTGGTGTGCCTGTCCGTTCATCGTTACTCGCTTCTTCTGGCTCCAGCTCTTTGGCATGGGAACCACGAAGGTTATGTGTCCGCCCTGCTCCGGCATAGCAACGTTCTTCAGACGGACCTCATCGCAGAATGCCCGGTAGCGCATTACCGCCGGACGCTGCTTCCACTTATCAGCTCTGGTCATCCTGGGTTTGCCGATGGGCGTGATATCGTAGATTTTCATGATTTAATGAGTCCCTCTTTCCGCCAGATTTCCAGGGTGCGCATTACCCCCTCCGCGTGCATCAGGCGCAATTCGTCGTAGGTGAAATCGGTGGTTTTAGTTCTGCCGTCGATTACGTCATGGCACCCGTTGCAGGCGATCGCCGCCTGAGTATCGTCAGGCTTGCATCCTGTGCCGCACGTACCCGCCAGGCGGTAATGCGCCAACACGCTGGTTTCCGGGTTGCCGTTACAGTAACCAGGGATCCGCACTGTACATTCGCGACCTCGGGCCGCTTTGCGAAGGTTCGCCATACTCACCCCCACATCCTGTTGCGCCAGCGAGAGTCTGGCCGAGGCGGATTTTTGTCCTTCACCAGCTGCGCGCTGACGGTCCATGTCATAAAGTCAGGGTTTAAGCTTCGTTCGACCTTTACGCCCCGCTGACGATATCTCGCTACCAATTCGTCAGCCTGCTGCGTTGTGCATTCGAGATGGTGAAACCATGAGTGTTTCATCGGCATCACCCCGCGAAGCTTAAAAGCTGGTTGGCGGCGTTCTCAGCTTCCTGCAGGCTGTTGAATGAACGAGAGAGGATCCACCGCCAGAGAACATCCAGCGATGCTTTGTACAGTTCCTGGAACTCGCATTCGTCCATGCTTGCGAAAGAAATGCTGCGAGGGTGTTTTTTCAGCGTGCCGTCCGGCAGCTGTATGGCGTCATAGTGGCCGGCTTCAACGATGACCCACGCCCGGTAAGCATCGAAGGATTTGCAAATACTGATATAGCCGGATCGCTTCTCAGCTATCCGGTCGAGATATTGCCCGGCGGCATCAAGCAACGCCGATTCACTCCCGCCATATGCAGCAAGGTATTTGGCGTAACCTGTGATAAGCCTGCGCTCGTTAGACGAAATCGCCCCGCCGGTAGGTTCCCAATATTCAAAGCCGAGATTGAGTAAAGCAAAGTAACGGCGGTGAAACGCCGGATTGCGGACAAGCTTATAATCGGCTTCCAGAACGGATCCGAGCTTGCATTTTGATTGCAGAAAATCACTGGTCTCCGGCGTCGCGGGGATCAGGATACCTTGAGATTGTTTTATTAAGTGAAGCTGCGCCATCACGTTCTCCGGTGGCGCATCACTGTCAGGTGGCTGGTTGTTCAGGCCAGCACTGCAAGTATGATGTATCTAGCTGTTAAGAGTCAATTTTAGAATTCATTTCCTGAATTACTTCTACCAGAGTTGCTCTTGACCAATGATGTTCATCATGTGTTAATTTTCTCGTAGAGACCTCACCTTTCAGATTAGAAAAAATATACCGCTCATTAGCTTCTAATCGAAATGAACACACTACAGCGCCGCTTCCATCTGTTATAGTGGCAAAAAAAACTCTTTTACTAATTGGTTCAACACCTCTAATTACCCTTTTCTTCGAACGACATTTGCTTACAACATAGAACAATTCACGTCCTTTAACACGTTTAACCACATCACCTCCATATATTGATTAACTGTTACCAAGTTAAACCCATACATCCCCTAAAAAATCTCAATCCTGACCTAATGAAATTATTCAAACAAACACAAACGCCCCAAGGAAATGAAATGGTATCGATACAAGCATTACACAACCTAATTAATACCACAACACATAAATACATCAAGAAATATTTCAAAAAAAATTAAAACACAACAAATACAACAATATACCTTAAAGTGACATGTGTTTTAAATAAACACAAATAGCCGCAAAACATCTATGGTGACAAATGAGCATCGAATTACACAAGCAATAAAACAAATTGTTTTGTCAGATAAGAATACAACCTAAAAAGTTGTTTGATGACAACCCGAGAACATTTGACGTTGTTAATCATGATAAACGAACCTATTAGGTTGCTTTAAATAAAAAAACAGCCTTGATACCAGCTTTTATAGCTACACAAAAGTGTTCTGCAGCCTCCCATTCCCAAAAGTTACTTTTTCCTCCGTCAACAAAAGTGTTTTACCAACTGCCAAAAAAGTAACTTTTCTTTGGGTAGCAGGTTGAGCTCATCACACTGCTGCAAAAAGTAACTTTCCCTGCCAAGGGTCCATACAAAATAACCAGCAGGAAGTCAATAACTACTTTTTGGTTTTTAATCAAAAATAACAGAAATAAATAACCCACCGAAGCGGGCTTTATCATGCTGCAATACCTTTTTTCAGGCACATCTCCGGTAAATTAGCCCTCACCAGCGCCTCAGCAAACGGCGGCGGAACGGCGTTACCACAGCGCGCGACCTGCTTATCCTTCGCATACTTCACCCCGCGGTAATCCTGATCAATGATGTACCATTCTGGGAAGCCCTGCGCGCGGTAGAGCTCATGCGGCTGAAGCATACGCATGCCGATATCAATAATGCGGTAAGTTACCCCGGCGATTTCCACCAGACCGGTGCATTCCTCTCCACAGTATTCCTGCAGGAACGCCAGCACCTGCTGCGCGCGCTCTTCGTCGTAGTCCTCGACCGCCAGCGTGGTTTTGACCTCCCCCACGTGCTGCCCACCAGCTGTGACTGTCGGCATAGGTTCATCAGTACGCTGACCATCACGGCAAGTACCACGTAGTTTCACGAGGTGAGAAGCAACCACGGCATGGTGATCGACAGTCGTTACTGAATGCGCAGGCTCATCCAGCCCCACGCCGGGACCGGTGTAGTTGCCGCCGTAGTGTTTTGCTAGAAATGCACTCACCGTCGCGAATTTATTGCCGCCGGCGGTAACAGTACCCAGCGGGTTGTCCAGTTGCAGCACGCGCGGTTCCTGCCCCGGTCGTTCGCCGTAACCCATCTGAATCAGCGTTGGCATCACGAGTTGCGATTTCCCGCCCCCGCCCGCAGTAATTGTCGCGCTGGGTTCGTCCGCCCGGTGGCCGATGCTTGCTCCGAACTGGCGCGCGATAACCGGAGCAACGACGCAGGCGCGCGACTCTTTCAGGATGGTGTGAGCAGGTTTATCAAGCGGGCGCGGTTTAGCCTGGTATTCGCTGCCACCGTTGCCAGCGAGGAACGGGACAAGGCCCGCCTCAACAATCCCCAGTGCATGACCATTCCCGCCCGGTCGTCTGGACGTGCCTGCGGTTACCGTTGGTACCGGTTCGGTGACTGGCTGCCCGGTGGCGCCGGTGCGAAACTTGGTCAGGTGTGGCACGGCAACCGCGAAACCGTGGGTTTTCGTAATCGTCTGCAACGGATCGTCCAGTTCCTGCCCCCGGAAACAGTCATATTTCCCGCGTGTCGTTGTGTGATTGCACTTCACGATGAACGGCGAAGCGCTTTCGATAACAAAGCGCTGGATTCCCCGGGCAATCCGACGGAGCGTGTTTTCCGCCAGCGGCTTTTTGCGGCCAAAAATCGACGGAGCTGGGATTGACCAGTCAATGCATTCTGCAGCTGTGCGCCATGGCTCCAGTTTTCCGGCCAGCACCGCCGGTGATTTCGGATCCCCGTGGGTTGCTTCCGGCCAGACTATTGGTTGCCCGTCCCGGCGCATCACCATGAAGAAGCGCTTACGGATGGTTGGCGCGCCATAGTCGCAGGCGCGCAGCTCACGGAAATCGACAACATAGCCCAGTCCGGCAACTAAGCGTTTCACCTGTTCACTATCAGGCGACAACTCCAGAAACTCGCAGCATTCCAACAACGCAGGGTGATCCGCAGGAACTCCGGATGTCAACATGCCGACGAATGCCAGGAACGTTTCGCCAACGCGGTCCGGATCCGGACGCATTTCAGCCGCCAGTAGCGGACCCCACGTTTTAAACTCTTCGACGTTCTCCAGCATCATTACACGCGGACCAACATCCAGCGCCCAGCGGATAACGATCCACGCCAGCCCACGAATCGCTTTTTCAACTGGTTTAGCCCCTTTCGCTTTGGAAAAGTGGCGGCAGTCCGGCGAGAACCAGGCCAAACCAACCCGGCGGCCGGCGGTCGCTACTTTTGGACGCACTGAATAAACAGACTCGCAATAGTGCAGAGTTCCCGGGTGATTGGTGGTATGCATAGCAACCGCGTTTGGATCGTGGTTTATCGCGATGTCCACGCTACGACCAATCGCCAGCTCAATGCCCGTCGAGGCGCCGCCGCCACCAGCAAAGTTATCAACGATGATTTCGCTATCTTTCACGCGTATTTCTCCATGGCGCAGGCCAGCGAACCAGCCGCGGCGATAATTGACGGTACCGGTATTTTTTCCAGCCACATACGGTTGATATGGTGCTGCAGTCGGCGCTGGTGGTGTGCCGGGAGTGTCCCGGCGTTTTTGACCTGAGAGAAGACCATACTGACTTCCGCTGGCCATACTGTTTCAGGCACATCCACCAGCAGCAGGCTTTCCAGTTCCTGCAGGCGTTTGCAGGCGTATTCCAGGGAAGAGTCCATCACTCAGCCTCCACCTTGATGCCAGCGGCGGCAACTGTAAGCGCATAAACGATCACGCCATCCTCGGGGCGCTTGCGCGGCAAAAAGATACCAGGGCGCGGCCACAACGCAATAAAGCGACATTCGCTGTTTTCAAGACGGTGAAATGCTTTCTCGCTCATCACACCTACCGGGCGAAGATTCTCCTGTTCGCGCTCCAGTTCGGCGATACTCAGCTGCGCCTTCTCCAGCGCCTCTATGAGCTGATCCGTGTAATGCTCAACTTCAACAGCCATTTGCCGCAATTCATCGTTAGGTGCGTAGGCAATGAGCCTGGATAAACGGTGAATATTTGCGTTTTTTTGTACGCTAGTCAGTTCGGTGATATCAGTCATGGCTGGCCTCCTCGAATAACACATCACCCTCAATACCGCCGACCTGATAAACGATCGAGCCATCTTCCCGATATTCCATTGGTGCAGCGCTCCAGGCTTCGCCATTGAGATCGTCATCGTCGCCAACTTGAACAAACCCGCCAGCAACTACACGGGCCGGATACATTTCACCTTCAGTCCAGTATCCTTCGGTATCCTTAATGCAGAGAATTTGCAGTGAGTTGCTCATTTGTCTGCCCCTTCTAACGCCGCTGCTATCTCTTCGAAAAAGCCATCTCGGGTATGGCTGGTCATTGCTGGTAAAAATACGGACATCAGCCTGTTTGTGTTGCAGTTCTCATAGTCTGCGAACAGAGCGATTTTTTTATCCAAGCGCACCTTCGCTTCTTGCAACTGCTCGTTTTTCTTGTTAGTGCGCTGGATATAGTCGGCAATGATTTCTATAGCCTTGTTTGTGTATTTTTCGACGTGTTCAGTCATGTGAACCACCTATCGACTCAATCGTTTCCAACAACAACCGGCGGCGCGTATTTTCTGCAAAGTGACGGCGCCCGGTTTCTTTGTGGTAAAACTCGTTTTTGCCAACGACCCACATCCGCTCTGTCTGGTGCAGTTTTTTTACCTGCGGACCGTCTTTGGTGATCACGATGCCGGTATGGGTTTTTACGATTGTCATACGGCCTCCCCAAGCACCCAACGGAGTGCGCTCGCATACTCACCCTCGGCAGATTCCAGGGCTTTTGTGATTTCTTTGCGGGTTTTTAGGCGAGGCTTTGCATCACCGAGGACCTGACGTTGTCGACGGGCTTTTTCGTGGCCTTTGGTACCAGCTGTCGCCAGCTCGATTTCTGCAACTTTTTCCCGCTGCTCTTCAGGTGGGAGCGCACCAAGCTGTCGCGCCTGGGTAATGGTGACAGTGCCAGCCTCCACCGCTTCCCTGACGGCCTGAGTAGCATCGAGGAGGGAGAGCGTTGCTCGAACGGTCTGAACGCTGCAGCCAAACAACACCGCAATATCGTCCTCATCGAGCCCACGGTCGAGCGCGTCTGACATTTTTTTAGCCCGGCCAAGCGGCGTATCAGGTCGGCGAATTTCGTTTTCGCTGACCATGTATTTAGCCATCTGATTTGCTGATCCGCGCTTAACGACCCCAGGAACAAGCAGTGGGTCTTTGCCTTCTTTCAGACGGAGTTTATTTGCCTCAAGGGTATGTTTAACGCGCTGACGGCCAACAACTACGCAGGTGAGCCCCGTTTCAGGGTCTTTCCAGACGATGATTGGCTCCAGTACCCCCAGCTCCGCAATGTTCAGTACCATCCCTTCCTCGATCGGCAGGTGTACACGCTCATCGTAAAGTGGGTGGGTCTTATCGGTGACCAGGTGCAGGTTTTCAGGCTCGAAATTGAGCACGTTTGTTTTGCCGCTGGCACCGTATACATCGATTGAATTCTTAGCCATGAATAGCCTCCTGAACATCTAAAACTCGCTGAAAAACAGGACTGCCAAGCAGGCTGTAATTCATCCCAACAGCAACTTTCGGCACCAGGCCAAAACGCTTCATGTCAAAGTCGATAACGGCCCGCTGATCGCGGAACAGCCCCAAACGACCATGCCGGACAACCTCGCCAGTCGCTTCTGCTTCGGAAAAATACCGCTGGACAGTAGCGCGGCTCAGCCCCAGTTTTTTCATTGCCTCGGTGGTCGTAAGGCGCCCCTGATGCCTGGTGATCCGAATCACTGCGCGGACGTACTCTCTGCGCTCAACTGCTGATAATGCTCTAGCCATGTTTCCGCCCTCTGCCTAAACCGAATTTCGCGCGGATTTCAGCGATTCTGTTTAAGCCCTGCTCGTTACTAAGCGGACGTCCGCCAAGCTTTGGGATCTGCTTAACCGGCTCGGGAATCACTTCCCCGGCATTCAAGCGACGAACCATACGCAGCAGCTCATCCTGCGCCTTACGTCGCAACTCAGTGTCGCTGAGGCCGTTTGCGCGCATGTCTGCGTACAAGCCAGTAACCATCCAGTAGCAGGCTTTGTGTTTCAGCGTTAACGGTTCGATTTTGTGCTCAGGCCATGGGTACGACTCAGCGTCTGGATACTGGCCGCGAGTCCGGCAATACTGGTAAACCATTTCAACCAGCTCACTCGCATCTGGCAGGCCTACAGTTACCGCCTCCTCAGAACGACACCAGGCGACGAACTGTCCCGGTGATGGCATGAATGGTTTTTCCTGTTTGCGCGCAACCCGCATCCCTGCGTTAATCTGCTCAACTGTGGTGATCCCGTTCTCTTTGAACGCCAACAACCACTGGCGACGCATCTCGTTGAGGTCTTCCACAGATTTGTTGGCCAGCACCGGGAATACGGCAAGCAGCTGGCGGAACAGCTCGTTGAAGATCTCCGCAGTCTTGGCCGCCTGGCGCTTTAATGCCTGCTCGTCCTGCATTTCCGGAAGCCCGGCAGCCACTCGCTGGAAGTTTTCACGGTCGAAGTTGTGCATGCTTTCTGCGATAGATTTCATTCGAGTACCCCGTCGATCCAGTCTGTGTTGTCCAGCGCACTGGCGCCTGATGAGTTTCTTGATGGACCATGGCTGCGCAGGCGTTTAGTTGTGAGCTGATCCCATTTCTTACGTAGTTTTGAGGGGCAAAGGATGTTGTCCTGCCAGAAACCGTCCTCATTTGCCCACTTGAACAGTTCGCAGATCTCATAGTGAGTGCGCTTGTCCTGCAGGCGCATCAGGCGGATGGTGTTCGCCCATTCAACCCAGTTCGGCTCAGAGAGGGAGGCATTCACGGTAAGGGCTTTATCGAAAATCCATCGCGCGGCTTTGAGGTCGTCAGCTGTTCCCCAGGATTTACCCGCAGGGGTATAAATCCCATCGGCCGCTTCTGGATGACGAGAGAGAAACTCATGAGTTTTCTTGTTTCGGGATTCTTCAGAATTCCGAGACGAAGATCTTTTAATATTGTTTTTGTTATAGTCTTGGGTGTCTACCGTTTCCGGGAAGGTTTTTCCCGATTCCGGGAAGGAAATTCCCGTTTTCGGGAAGAGTTTTCCCGTTTTCGGTTTGTCCAAAATCCAGGCGGATAGCTCAGTATTTATACCGACAGTTTTCATCACACCATGCTTGTGACTAAAAATAATTCCCCGTGCTGCGAGTAGCTTTATCGCATCTGAAACATGAGAATCACTCAACCCGGTTAACTCAGAAATGACGGTATTTGTCACCCGATCCTGTTTTTTGTTCCATCCGTAGGTGAGCCAGATAACAGCCTCAAGACACTGCCACTCGCGCCCGGACATACGCAGCCGCGGCTTGAGTTTCTGTATCTCATTGGCGATTCTGGTGTAGCCGTTGGACAGGTCGGCCATGCGACCTCCCGTTAGTTCGGTTTTGATTGGAAAATTGATAACTTCAGCGGTATTTGACATACTTCATCCCGTGAGTTGACCCAATTAATTCACCCGAAGACTGGCTGTGTTGGCGCACAACAGTCTTCACCCTTTCAGAACAACCCAGCCTGGTCGCCGCCCTTTCGCACTTTACGCTTTGCTTCCCGGCGTTCAGCTGCGCTGGTCTGCTTCTCTGCCCATAACTTTGCGTGTCGCATAACTTCGTCAAACATTCCCCCTTTTCGGCTTGCCTGTGACATCCGCTTGTACATACCGACCGCCTGGTATGCCCCCCCCCTGAGCCACTGCTTGCGTGAAGCCCTGGCGAAGAAGTTCCTCGCGGACGTTCTTCTCAATAAATTCGATGTGATTCATGGATACCCCGCTTACATCACGCCGAGCATTGAGCTCACGATCGTCATCAGCGCTCCTGTCTGCTCAGGCATTAACCTGAAAAGCGACGCTATTCCCTCGCTCACCTCCTTCAGTTTCTGGTGCTCTGGCGCGTTCAGCATCACCGCCTGCTTTGCTTCAGCGCATTCCTTCATGGCCGAAGACAGGCGCGACAAAATATCGTCCTGAGGCATCAGACGATGTCGGAACTCCAGAGGAAGGACGGCCATGATTGCCGGGGTAAGAAGGCGAACGTACTCGCGATAGCGCTCAGACTCGGCCGGGTTGTCCAAGTAGCGAAAAAGCTTCTGTCGGGCACGGCTGATATCATCAGGAAACGCGATCTCCTCGCCGCCCTGCTGTCGCCACTCATCGATGATGTATGCCGAGACAACATCCTGCCCTTCAGCTGCTGCCCAGGCGCGAACAGCAGAGCGAATAGCGTCGTGATCTGACTCTCTCAGCTGATTTCGCTTTATCAGGGCGCCGGTGGTGATTCCGGTATTTTGTTGAAAGGAAAGTGTTTGCATAGTCAGCCTTCCCGTTTCGGCAGGCCGTCAGTTGGGTTTGGGTACGCCTCAGGATCAATTTCATGAGGCGTTACTTCCCAGTTAAGAAAACGGCATAGTGGGACGATGCGTTTTTGAGGCACTCCATTCTCGTAAATCCACTTACCAACAGCCTGACCGCTGATGCCAAAGTGCTTTCCGATACAGGCACGAGATGCTGCCTTACTGATTTTTTGTTGCGTCTCTTTGTTCATGTGCTCTCCTTGGTTTGATGGAGAGAAGCATACATGACGAAAGTTTATGTTTCAACGAACGAAAGAAATTGTTTTAGTGCTGAGTGAAACCTTAGGTTGTAAAATGCACTTATGAATGAGATCACTTACCCAGTTTTTGCCAAAAGAATTCAACAAGTCATGACTGAAAATGGCTGGAATAAATCCGATCTAGCCAAGAAGGTCATGCTCTCGCACACTGCTGTGCAAAATTGGGCTAAAGGGAAAAGTGTTGCGAGTGGTGAGAGGTTAAAGCGGCTTGCTGCAGCAACAGGAAAACCAGAGCACTGGTTCTTTCTTCCCTCAGATGAAACTGATGATAAGCCTGATCAGACGTTATCATCAAATCGTGACCTGGACGAAAAGGAGCTAATGATACTCTCGCTCTTTAACCAACTTCCTGAGTCCGAAAAGTTGCGTCTTATCCTTCACACCAAAGGTGTCCTGCACGATATCGAGTTGCTTAAGAACGACGTCTACGACCTCATAAACAATCAAAAAAAATAGAAAACGTAACCCCCTCCAACCAATGGCACCTTTGCGGTGCCATTTTTTTTGCCCGTTAGCGAAATAAATACTTTCATACTCACCTTTACAACCGAAACTTTATGTTGCATCATTTATCACATCGACAACAAACGCATTGTTGTCAGGTGGTAAACGTTCCGCTGGCCGGCGACAAGGCAGAGGTTGAAATGAGCAAACAAGGCATCAGAGCCATGGTCATTTCGGCAGTAATTGGACTCTTCATCTGGATCGCGCTCTTCAGCGCACTGAGGGGATTGTTTCTATGAATGATTTCGCACGCAAACCCGCTCGTCAGCAGGCTGTTCGCTTAAGTCCGCTGTCAGCTTTCATCCGCCGGGTGTGCTACATGCTCGCGCAAAAAGGAGACCCTTCATGAGCACGATGTTTGCCCTGGTTCTCACCGTTAGCATGCTGACGGGCGGTAATCAGGATGTCCTGCTCGGCGTTTACGACAGTGAAAATGACTGCAAGGCAGCCGCAGAAGAGCAACACGTGAAAGCTGAATGTTATCCGCTGAAAGGTGTACTGGACGAGCATCCGGCCGGGTTCACGGTGCAAATGTAGGGGGAAGAATGCAGAAGAAATGCGGTTACTGCCGTAAAGCAATCGAGGGAAAACCAGTGGTAAGCACCCTGTTGTACCTCCAGGGGAACCAGCTCGCACGGAAAGAAAAAGAGTATTGCTCTGAACGTTGCGCCTCTCACGACCAGATGGCTCACGAGGGCTAACGTAAACCCGCCGAAGCGGGCTGTACGTCCGGTGCCACCGACCAAAGTTACACCGGAAATTACCAAAACCAATGACCACCCTGAATGGGCGCTACCAATGGCCCGGGGGATTCTACATCCAAAATAGAGGCTATCACATGGAATATTTTTATCTGATAAAAGCGACTCAAAAATCGGGTAAAGCTGATGCCGTAATCTGGCGCACTAATAAATCAGAAGCTCGCGCCCTTCTGCAACTGGACGTCGATCTGGAAGACGCTGGGATCGAAACAGGCCGCGGCAAAGACTATCAAAAACCAATTCGCACCGATTTCCCGGTATTCAATGACCTACCAGCGGAAGGCGTTCTCAATTACTCATGGTGCGAACGCTACCAGCTCGGCGATGATGGCCGCACCTGGGCTCTGAAGCCAGGTCAGGCGCCTGCGGATCATCACATCGATGATGCCGGAGTATCCGCTGAGCCCGTTAGTGGCGTGCTGATTGATGCCAATACTACTGGCGACGCGGCACAAGGTGAGACCGTGGAAACTTTCGGTAGCGATGAATACCAGGACGATTCGAGCGCGCTTTTTAACGTGGCAGAACTCCCCTTTCGCGCTCAGCTGCTGGCGCAGTACATGGCCGAAGAACGTCACGTTTATCATATCAGCATGCCTCACCGGCAGGAGCTGTCAGTTCTTGAAATGGACACTGATAACGCAGCCGTCCAGGATCTGATTCTGGCCGCCGAGAATGTCCCAGAAATCAAAAAATACGATATGCCGGCGCTCTGGAAATTCACCAGCGCCAATAAAAAAGTCTTCCCGGAAGGGAAACGGCATGAGCTCGGCAAACGTATCCAGTTTGCAAAGCTGTGGTTCGCCACGAACGCGATCGACCGCGGCATTCTCACCAGGGAATGGGCTGCCGGTAACTGCATTTCTTCAGTTATGAAAACTGATGCAGGAACTAATGCTGGCGGCGGTAATAAAACCGATCGCAATCCTGACTACACCCATACCCTTGATACGCTCGATGTAGAAATAGCTCTGGCCACAATGCCGATGGATTTCGATATCTACAATTTCCCGGCATCAATTCACCGCCGGGCCAAAGATATCGTCCAGAAGAAAGAAAGTCCGTTCAAGGAATGGTCTGCAGCGCTGCGCAAAGTTGCAGGCATCCTGGATTATTCTCGCGCCGCCATTTTTGCCCTTATTCGTGGCGCCACCAGTGATATTCATCATTTCCCGGTAAGTCTGCAGACCTATATCAATGCGAACCTGATCGAGCATAAGCATGACGTCCCTTCTGCTGAGACGCTTGAAAAAGCCGGTCATGTTTCATCTGCCGCCGTCACTCTGGACGCTGTGAAAAAGGCTATCGATGGAGATGAAGGTGTGCCTGACCTGGAAACTCTCCCAACTGACTTTCAGGTAATTGGCACCGAACTGGTGAAAGAAGCTCAAAAGAAACGACCTGACGCTAATCAGGTTCTGGCCGCCGAACGTGGCGAATATGTCGAAGGTATCAGTGACCCCACGGATCCGAAGTGGATAACCGAAGACCTGACCAAGCCCAAACAGCCTGAAGTTTCAAACATGGGCAATGGTGTTTTTTCGATTGATGGTCTGATGGATAGCCAGCCAGCACCAGCACTTTCTATCGTGGACCAGGCGCGCCAGCGCGCTGCAGAAGAAAAATTACATCCAGCTAATTCCGGGGAAACCACCAGCGATGTGCAGATGGAAACGGCTCAGCCGGTCGAAGACGAAAATGATAATGCGGTATCAACAGGCGAAGGCGCTGATGAGCCTCCTGCGCAAACAACTGCCGTGAACTTGAGCAAAATACTGGCTGAACGCTGCCCGGATCTTACCGCCGAAGTGCTGAAAAGCCAGGTTTCCGAGAGTGCTCACAGTGATGATGAGGAAGAAGCTGGACAAGCAGCGCCAGCATGGCCGGAGTATTTCGAGCCTGGTCGATATGAAGGCGTGCCAAATGAGGTCTACCACGCCGCTAACGGTATCAGCTCCACGATGGTTAAAGATGCGCGGGTTTCGCTGATGTATTTCGAGGCGCGCCACGTATCCAAAACCATCCAGAAGGTACGCTCCCCTGTTCTGGATATGGGAAATCTGGTGCATGCACTGGCGCTGCAGCCTGAGCAGCTGGAAACAGAGTTCAGCATCGAGCCGGAAATCCCGGAAGGCGCCTTCACCACGACTGCGACGATCCGCGCGTTTATCGACGAATACAACAACGGGCTTCCGGTTTTGCTCAGCGCAGATGACATCAAGAGATTCCTGGAAGAATACAACGCGACCCTGCCCGCCCAGGTTCCCTTGGGTACATCAGTTGAAGAAACCGGCCAGGGGTATATGTCTTTACCTGCAGAGTTCCAGCGCATAGAAGACGGTCAGAAGCAAACCGCCACCGCTATGAAGGCATGCATCAAGGAATACAACGCGACCTTGCCCGCCCAGGTGAAAATCAGCGGCAGCCGCGATGCCTTACTGGAACAGCTGGCGCTTATTAATCCTGACATGGTTGCTCAGGAAGCACAGAAGGCGCAGCCGCTGAAAGTCTCTGGCACAAAGGCCGATCTGATTCAGGCTGTGAAATCGGTAAAACCGGATGCCGTGTTTGCCGACGAGCTGCTGGATGCATGGCGCGAGAACCCGGAAGGAAAAGTGCTGGTTACCCGCCAGCAGCTGGCTACGGCACTGGCCATTCAGAAAGCGCTGTTGAATCATCCGACCGCCGGCAAGTTATTGACGCACCCGAGCCGTGCCGTCGAGGTGAGCTATTTCGGCATTGATGAGGAAACCGGGCTGGAAGTTCGCGTGCGTCCTGACCTTGAGATAGACATGGGCGGCCTGCGCATCGGTGCGGACCTTAAAACCATCAGCATGTGGAACATCAAGCAGGAAGGCCTGCGCGCCAAATTGCACCGGGAAATCATCGAGCGCGATTACCACCTGAGCGCGGCTATGTACTGCGAAACCGCAGCCCTTGACCAGTTCTTCTGGATATTCGTTAACAAAGACGAGAACTACCACTGGATCGCTATCATCGAGGCATCCGAAGAACTACTGGAACTCGGCATGCTGGAATACCGCAAAGCTATGCGCGCCATTGCGAACGGTTTCGACACTGGCGAATGGCCGGCGCCGATTACCGAAGACTACACCGAAGAGCTCAACGATTTTGATGTGCGCCGCCTCGAAGCGCTGCGCGTACAGGCATAAGGGGGAATAACAATGTCCAATTTAGTCGCAACTACTGAAAACCAGACCCAGAAGATCGACAACGTTTCTATCCTGACGAACGGTGAATTATTCAACCGCCTGCGCACGCTCTCGGAAGTAATGGCCAATAGTGGAAACTTCGTGCCTGAGCATTATCGTGGGAAACCAGATGCGTGCATGGCTGTAGTGATGCAAGCAGCGCGTTGGGGTATGGATCCGTTTGCAGTGGCACAGAAAACTTTCATCGTGGGTAACTCAGGTGTGCTTGGCTATGAAGCACAATTGGTGAATGCGGTAATTAACACCATGGCTCCAACCAAAGACCGGATCCATTTTGAATGGTTTGGTGCATGGGAAAATATCGTTGGCCGCTTTATTAAAAAAACCAGCGGCAAAGGTAACGACTACATCGCGCCGGGCTGGGATTTGCAAGATGAAGCTGGCGTGGGCGTCCGCGCCTGGGCAACGCTCAAAGGAGAATCAGAACCTCGTGAGCTTGTGCTGATGCTTTCGCAGGCACAAGTCCGCAACTCTACATTGTGGGCGAGCGACCCCCGTCAGCAACTGGCCTATCTCGCCGTTAAACGTTGGGCGCGACTGTACTGCCCGGATGTGATCCTCGGGGTCTATACCGCCGATGAAATTGACGAACGCGAAGAAAGGGTTATCAACCCGGCGCAGGCAGAAAAAGTCACGCTGAATGAGATAACACACTCCGTTGGCGATTCCACCAGCACGCAAGAGCCTGCATCTAACGTTGACTCTGTTGCGGATAAACTCCGCGACCGAATTGATACAGCTGACTCAGTGGATCAGGCCAAAGCCATTCGTGTAGACATCGAATCACAGAAAGCTCTGCTGGGTACTGCCCTGTATACCGAGCTTAAGAATAAGGCGGTGAAGCGCTACTACCTTGTTGATGCGAAGAACAAAGTTGAGGCTGCCATAAATTCACTCCCTAACCCGGGGGATCCGGAAGCCGAAGCATTATTCGCGAAGGCAGAAAGCACCTTGACCTCATCGCGCCGCCACCTCGGTGATGAACTGTATGACCAGTTCCGCATCACCCTGGACGACATGAAACCTGAATACGTGGGCTAAGGGAGGCGGGAGGGTTCGCCCTCCCGGTAACGATATGAGCAAATCACTTAACGCGCGATGCATACGCCGCTGGAAAGTTGAATTCAAAGGGCGCTGCGATTCGAAATATAGCCCCTACTGGCACAAGCGCGATCTCCGCGGTTACATCCGTGAGGCGGCACTGACTACGGCGTATTGCATGGTTGAAAACTTGGCCTACAACAACGCAATGCACGATTTTTTCGCTGATGTGGGTGACAGGAATGGCTGGTCGCCAGAGTTCTCAGCATGGTACGACGGGCGTCGAGAGCATTATCTCAAAGAGGCTCGCGACTACCTGAATGAAGAAGCCACCAACGACGAAATTCAGAACGAGCTGGAGGCCTGGAATGACTGATATCGCCACATTCACTAATGAGCAATTAATCGCCGTGTGCCGTGCTGACGTGGCGGAAATGTCGAAGTTTTTAAAAGAGGGTGAATTCAGCAATCCGTCCCGCGCAGCCATGTATTTGCGTATTACTGAAATCGCATTGGCTGCGCTGATGGGGGAGTTCTCATTTGCTCGCAATCAGGTTCGCCGCGAACACGCTAAATGGTCACATGCCACCTTCGGCAATGTTGGTCCGGCTGGCCCACTGAAACACCTCAGCATAGAAGCGCTTGAAGCTGCCGCGGAACCTAACGACCACAGCGAATGGGCTGATATGCAGTTCCTGCTGTGGGATGCCCAGCGCAGAGCGGGAATCACTGACGAGCAGATTACCCAGGCGATGATCGATAAGCTCGCGGTAAATAAAGCGCGCCAGTGGCCCGAGCCAAAGGATGGGGAACCTCGGATGCATTTACGAAGCGAAGACGAATCACTCAACGCCAGGCGCCGCCGTAATCGTGAATCAAATGCGCGCGCTCGCGAACGTGAAACGCCTACACAACGCAAAGCCAGACTGGCGAAAAACAGATTGAGAATGGCTCTTCGTCGTAAGGGAGGTGCCAAATGAGCCTGAAACACCACCTACCCGAGCTGGAAGCCAGCATCGACCCGGCAGCATTGCGCGCAGCCGCCGACGAATATTCGGATCTGCTTCTGACATTGTGCTTGTGCATGAAGATGGCCGGCCCCACCCGGGCGAACGTGCGTGCCTGCGCCACCGAGCTTAAAAAACGCCTGACAACCTGGCACAGCCAGAAAGAACTTAATGCAATCCTGTCCTGTTGGGATCCCGTTGGCTATGTTCTCGGCCTCCGCCGGGAAGCGAACGACAACGCGCGCGCAGCTGGCGATCCAGTTGATGTTTTTGTGTGAGGTGAATATGCGACTGATTAACCGAAGCAAACAATCACCGCTGGGCCGCCAGGCCTGTGATGCGGCACTGGCTAAGCATGTTGAACGTTACGGCGATTACGGACGCAACCAAATGAAAGAGACATATACGGTGCAGATTGAAGGAGTAAAGGTCTGGGTGGAGGTGGTGAACAGAAAATCGAGTTACGTGGCCACAGCAATGATCGGCATGCGCCGACTGCGTTCCTTACCAGGGCAGGTAGCCTGATAACGAAATATCAATCCACTGAGGCGGACATGCTTATAATCGGCATGTCGCCAGAGAGGTTTATATGGCGCAGATTATTTTTAATGAAGAGTGGATGGTTGAAAAGGCTCTGATGGCGCGTACTGGCCTTGGAGCCCGGCAGATTGAAAGTTACCGACAAGGAGCCTGGATAGAGGGAGTGCACTTTAAAAGAGTTTCCCCTTCTGGCGAAAAAACTTTGCGTGGAACTACCTGGTACAACTATCCGGAAATAAATAAATTTATCCAGGATTCGTGAAATGGCAACACTACCTACAGGCGTAGAGATTCGTGGTAACAGAATATGCGTCTGGTTTATGTATAAAGGTAAGCGCTGCCGTGAGGTGTTAAAGGGGTGGATTGTAAGCCCCTCAAATATAAAGAAAGCTGGAAATTTAAGAGCGGTAATTACCAGTGAAATAAGCATGGGGGAATTTGATTATGGTCGTCGATTCCCATCATCCAAAAAGGCGGTAGCGATTAACACCACGTTACAGGTGAGCACATTTCATGAACTCTGTGAACTATGGCTTAAAATTAAAGAAACTGAAATCAGCGCCAATACTCTAAAGAAAACAAAATCCCAGATTGATACAATAATAAAAATCATGAACGGAAACACTATGCTCACTGCTATTGGATATAGTGACGTTCTTAATTGTAGAAACGAATTGCTAACAGGAGAAACCTTCTATTCAAAAAACAAGCGTAAAAATAAAAAAGGCAGAACAGTTTCGACTGTCAACAATTATGTTTCTTTATTGTGCTCTATCCTGAATTTTGCGTACATGTCGGGATTTATCCAACATAAACCATTTGAGAGCGTAAAAAGCCTGCGTAAAACGAGGGTTAAGCCTGACCCACTTACAAGAGAGGAATTTGCAGCCCTCATGGCAAGTGAACGAGGCCAAAGCCAGAATATGTGGAAATTCGCCGTCTATTCTGGTGTGCGGCATGGTGAGCTGGCGGCACTGGCATGGGAAGATGTCGATCTGGATAAGGGCGTGATACACGTTTGCCGGAATCTGACAGCAAACGGCATGTTCGGCCCACCAAAAACAGCGGCAGGAAATCGGACGATACAATTGCTTGGCCCTGCCCTGGACGCGCTGAAAGCGCAGCATGAACTGACAGCTGGACATCCGGTATCCACTATCACGTTTCACCACAGGGAATACGGCTCAAGCGAGGAACAGAATTTGCGATTTGTTTTCATGCCGCGGAAACGGAAAGGCGAGCAAAAACCCTGCTACTCGCACAGCAGCATAGGCAGTAGATGGGAAGCTGCAGTAAAACGCGCTGGCATTCGCCGCAGGAATCCGTACCATACGCGGCATACTTTTGCCTGCTGGCTCCTGACGGCTGGCGCAAACCCGTCTTTTATAGCCAATCAGATGGGGCATGAAAACGCGCAAATGGTGTACGACGTTTATAGTACATGGATAGAAGAGATGAACGGCGACCAGGTTTCTATGTTGAATTCCCGGCTTGGGCTTTAA